GCTCAGATTTTTGCAAAATGCTCACTTTAAAAGAGACAGTTAATTTCACTGTCTCTTTTCTATATTTTATGGGAACATCTCTCTCTCTATAATTGCAGCCAGAACATGCTTTTTTACTCGGTTCAGGATAGAACTCATCAATATGTTTTTGCTTATTTGTTTTGTCGTTCGTGACCAAGACCATTCTGGATAGGATCGCACCTCAAAGGCCGTATTGTTACTCCTGTGGTGGATACTCTTCTTTTAGCTTTTCTATTGAACCATACTTTTCTGTTTCAAATATAAATTTAGCTGGATCTTTTTCTGTTTTATTTTTGATTATATGACCATACACCTTGCCATTTCTTTCAAACACGAACATTGTTTTATCCGCTTCTTTGAGTAATGGATATTTTTCAATCATGTCTGACACCTCCAAGGAACATATATTCGATACTATATAAAAACCCCCAACTTTACAAGTGGGAGTTTACACAATCTAAACCTTTTCTTCATCATTGAGAACAGCAAAAGCTTCTTGGGTTGCCCTAACAACGCCATAATCGCCATTGCTTTTATTGTAGGTGAAATAATAATTAAGTCGTCCGTTTGTTTCAATGCACAATTCAACTGTGCCAACCTTATTTGTAGCGGAGCATCTTTCAATTGTAATATTATGTTCAGACAGATATTCTGCAACTTCATCCCTAAACAATTCACTCGTTAACTTCAATGCCGTAGAACAATTATTGAAAACTTCGTCTATTGAGTACATGTATGCTCACCTCTAAATTAATGATAGCATATTATAGAGGCTTCTTCATTTACCTTTTTATGTAATAAGACGCAAACATTCATATCCCATAAAACTTGCATTTCATTTCCTTAATGAAGCATATAGTTTTTCTTTAGTGGCGTTACTTTGTATAAGTACCATAATAGGTTATCCATAAATATTTCCCATCCCATCTGTGTCATATGATATTCATATTGCTTAGTTGATGATATAAACTTTAAATATTTTAGAAACTTTGTGTCCTTATGATCCGTTATTTCAATCTTTTCAATCGACCCATTGAAAGTGATTAGATTTATATTATCTTCATTTTGTTTTGAAAGTAGCTTAATTAAATTGTTGCTGTCAAAGATACCACTAATAAAAGTTTTAAAGTAATACTCTCTTCCACCACATAACTCAAGTTTTAATCCTTCTTTTTTGTCATCGATAGAAAACATTGCCCATAACTTTTCACCTGTATCTAACCTTGTGCACTCTTTTGGATGATATGTAAACAGTTTATTCCCCTCCATTTCACCTAATAAAACATGCCTTTCATTGTGTCGTCCATTTAATGAAATCTTTAAGTGATGCATCTCTAACAATTTTATCGTAGTTGGTCAAGTAATAGACGCGATTGTTTTCAATTCGTTGTACCGTCAAGTGAGTATTGAGTGGATCTCGATATGTTTTTCCAACTTCAATCATTCTGCCTTTCTCCTTTCGAAAAACATCCTTTCATCATCTAAAAATACCTCAGCCTTTATAGTATTCAATAAATTCACTGCGATTAATTTCTTGATAGAGACTGTTTAAGTTGGAAGCAGTTTCTCGTACATAGACCATGATTTTTGATATTTCATCCCCAATGTTACTTATGATTCGCATCACATTTTCTTCAATTTCATTACCTAAAAAAGTATAAACATTAAGATAACCATCGTTATCATAAATTAGTACAGTGTATTGAATGTCACTTAAGGGCCTAAACTTAAATATACCCTCAGGCGGAATCTTGGTACAGTACTCGCATACTACTGTATGCTCTATTCCGTCATCATCAATCAAAATACCTTTATTCCTGTCAGAAATAGATAGTTTGACTATTGTACCTTCTCTGTTCCTTCCTGTGCCTATATCATAAATTACTCTATCTCCTAGATATAGGCCGTACCATCCTCTAGCCATTTATAAGCCTCCTTTATTTGGGGTTATACTTTCATATAAAATAGCCATTTTAACGCCATGCATTTCCGTAAGTTTTAAGTTCCTCATCAAACTTATTTTTTAATTCCTCAATTTCCTTGAAAACCATATCATCTCTTGTGTCAGGCTTATGAAGTAATTCATGATATCTTTCACTCAACAAGTTATATAAGATTACCTTTTCTCTAAAAACTAGTTCCATTTTATTTTCCCCTTTCCTATATCCATTCCTATAAAGCAGTCACTTTATCGGCATTTTTAGTTTAACAGCTTCCTCATGCTCCAATGTATAAATAGTTAATACTACTTTAGAATTAGGATGTTGAGGGAATTGCTCAAACTTTAATATTCCATCTATGAATACATAGCTGCCAATCACATCAAGTGTCTTTATAAATGGATTATATTGTACGTTCTGCTTTCGAAAATTTATTGACACGTCTAAAGTATGTGGTTCCTCATTTTCTTTTGGATTATAGAAAGTAACCTGCTGTTCAAAAATTTGAGTAAATTCATTTATGTCAAGAGTGGTAACATATATATCATCAGCCTTGAAGACATTATCAAAAGTAATCTTATTTTCGCATCTTAGAACTTTATACAACTCCAATCCCTCCCTATAAAATAACCCTTTTTTCAATCTCTTGGATAATCAACACGCATAATATCCATAAATGGAACTTTCACAACACCATTAATTTGTTCAATATGTACTTTACCTGTTCTCGAATCCATTTTATCAATTTGGCCACGAACTGTCTCATCCAAACCCCATACAGTCAATTCAATTTCAGACTTTTCATAAAATGCCTCAGTGAGTTGGTTCCCTATCTCCTCCAAAACGAATTCATCTCGTGTTGGTCGCTTTGCTACTTTTGGTTTAACTATTTTTAGTCCCTCCCCTGATGTAATAATAATCATTTAATACTTAAAATAATATATAACTAGCAGGACTAGTCCTTGTTCTTGCTTATGAATTAGCCCTTTCATGTTAATTACTCTTGCTCAATCAGTTTTACGCGATATTTCTTGTCATACTTCTCATCAGTAATCAAATCAATTTCAGCATACAGATAATTTTTTCTAATATATTCTGGTGTTTTTTCGGTAATCAGAGCTAGTCGTTCCATCAAATCGTCAGCGTTTAATGCAGGATAAAAACCAACTTCATTTTGATAATTTTCATGACAGGCCCAGTATAATTTCATTTTCTTTTCCTCCCTTGGTTTTCCAAACACTGTTTCCATGCCTTCTTCAGTTACTACCCACTGTTTACCAAATTTCCGTATTGATCCTTTTGGGAACTCCGATGTTAATTGACGCAGCCTAGCATCTGTTATCCCCCACCTCGAAGCTGCCTCTGATGCTGACATGATACGAGGATCATCTAAGTCGTTATATACCATCAATCATCACCATTTCTAAATTCCTTTTCTTGGTTATATCATACCATTTACGATATCGTAAGTCAATATAGTTTATAAAACACATCAGCTATTTGTATTTTATTTTTAATAACCTAATGAAATCATCTTTTCATTATGACTCGAATTTAAAACAAAAAAGCCACCATTTAATATTGGCAGCTCTCTTGAATGTTATTAGTTCTTAACGGTTCCGTAGAAATGACATTGGGTCGTGTTTAATTTATTCAACCACACTGTTTTCGACCAGAATAATGTTCCTTTGTACCCACCACTTTTGTAAGGAATGCTGTTAGGACAATCAACATGACCTGTATAGTACTTGACTTCTCTCACTTCTTTTTCGGCAGCAAGCGCTTGAGACGAGACAGTGAAAACAAGAGCTAGCGAAAGTGACATGAAGACACCAGAAACTTTTTTAAACATAACAATCAACCTCTCTTTATCTTTTTTTCTTGTTGCTTTTAAATTGTACTAAAATTTCTTCCATATTTTTTCTCAAATGATTATCTCGCAGAAAAAGGACATTATCTGGTGCAAAAATTGTCGAAAAATGATGATAATTTTGTCGTTTAAATAATAATAAGACGCTTAGATTAATAAAATCTAAACGTCGCCCCATTAAACTTCCATTTCAAGCTGTCCTGTTTTATCCTCATTCTCATTAATGCTTAATGATTCAACGAGTAATTCCACACGTTTTCGGACTTTGTTTTCTGCTGCTGTGCTTCCCAATTTAGTAGCCTTATAATTATTTTTCACAATTACATTTCCTGTTAGGCCAGCAAATTCAACGGGGTCAACATTGTACTTCATTGCTATTATTGCAGCCTTGGCTAAGGCAACAACATCATTTTTCTTGAGTAATCTTTTCCGCTCTTTTTCTTCATATTTACTAAATCCTTTTTCGAGATAATCTACCACACTAGAGATTTTATTTTTCAATTCATCATCAATACCATAAATCCTTAGATCCAATGCAATAGCTTGAAGTAATTTCCCACTTAATTCACCATATCTATCTTGTATTATTCCAATCATCTGTAAGACAATTTCTTGATCAAGAAACTTATCTCTCTGCTTATCAGAGACATTGATAATACTGAAAAATTGCTTTTCTGTTATGATATTAATCCATTCTAAGTTTTCAGTTCCTAAAATACTGCGAATCAATTCCACATTTAATAAAGGCGTACCACTGTTTAAGCGTTTGAAAACTTGATCTCTCTGGTCAACTGTCAGTGAATCAAATTGAATAACATTGATATAGGTATCAATTGAAATAAGTTCTTGAAGTTCTACAGGCAATTCCGAATACTTCATACCTGTTACATCTATTCCATACACAATACATTCAGTAAGTGCCCATTCATCATTTTGAAAGGAGACAAACCTTGTCAATCTTTGCTTTCCATCTAAAAGCCACAATTCTTTGTCTGGTGTTCTCAAAGCATATACTGGTGGAATAGGATATCCAAGAAATGCCGATTCAATTAGACTGGTACCTTGCTCATCTGTCCATCTAAGATTTCTTTGAATTGCAAGATCAAAGCGCAGCTTCATCTTAGACAACTGCCTTATGTTAAAAGGTTGGCTTGGCTGTTTTGCCAATCTTTCTTCAGCTATACGTTCAGCTAACGTTTTATTTTCCACGTCTGTACACTCCGTTCTGTTATGTACTGATTATAGTTTCATTATACTATATTTGGTAGTTGTGGTCCTCTATAATACTTTAATATGGACATTTCATTTGGATTACGTTTCCTCAAAATACCCTTTCTCATCCAGCTCCTTTCTCTTCGAAACTAAATATTCAATAACTATAAGAAGGTTTTTATCACATGCCTCATCATATCTTTTCTGCCATTCATCCTTAAACACTTTCTTCAATTTTACTCTCCCCTTCACCTTTTGAAAGATACGTTTTAATGGATTTTGTAGCGGCCTAGCAATAAAACTAAGCCGCTGTTATTATGCGTTTCTGTTATACGATATTTTGCTTACCCCATCGAATAAATGTTCTACCTTCCTCATCTTTCTCTTTGGTCATTAGCATATCAAGCAAATCAAAGTGAACACCATATTTTTCGTACAACTCTTCATCTTCTAATTCCTGATTCTTCATAAACAAATTTAACTTTTCTTTTGCAAGGATCAAACCGAGGAGATTACTTTCAATTGAATTTTCATACGTTACAAAGTGTATTTCTTTCATATCTTCGCTGTTATATCTGACAAATCGGAAATAGTATTGGCTCATCGTTGCCTCATTCCATGACAACTCAGGAATGATGACCTTATTCACAAAGCCTATATTCATACTGCTGCTTAAACTCTGTTGAGTGCTCAGTAAGATCCCATTCCCAGACTTTCGTAATTCCTTTACAATCTCTTTTCGTTTGTTAAGGCTCACTTTGTCGCCTGTTATAATGAAAAGCGGTCTATTAGGGAATTTCGAGCGAATAGTAGATGCATAAGCATTAACCGGTTTGATGTGCCTTACTCCGATTGCAACACACTCATTTTCCCACTTGCCAAGCATCGACATTACGTCCATAAACTTATTCGGCGTACCGCCAAGATACTCTTTATATACTTGAGGAGCAGCACATATTTTAAGCATTAACATAAGTTGATTTAGAATTTCTAACATTCTGTCCTTGCGTAAATTCCCTGTACTTTTAAACAGATGTTTCATTGAATAAAATTCCTCAATTGCTTTTCTATATAATTCTCTTTCATTCGAATTAAAAGTGCTTGTGTTTTGAATTATTTCATAAATCTTCTGTCCTCTAACCTCTTCGAATGTCCGTGTAATAATCGTTTTATCGATCAGATTTTTAAGGACTTTGCTGTTATAGATATCCTGTGTATGTTGACCTATACCGAAAACAGTTATCTTTTCTGGTATATGTGACTCTTGAAACAATTTATAGCCTCTGTGATAAGCAGGAATAGGTTTCATATAATATTCGTTAATAGTTTCCTTTAGACTCTCTGGAGTGTCTCTATCTCGCTTATAGATATACTCGCATTCACTCAGCATATTAATGCTGTTGTTGTAGAGCAATTCAAATTGTGTAGCAGCTTCAGCGATTGTATTACGTGTCATTGTGCCAGTCATAAGCGTTTTATACTTCACCTTACGAAATGCGCTTAAAACGGCTTTTGTGCGCTTTGACGTTGGACTAGAAATATTATCAGCCTCATCTAAGATTAAAGCGACTTTTTGGGATTGCTGTTTAATGTACTTCTTAATTTGCTTTTGATACTTTGACAAGATATTCAACGTAACAATTACAATTTGACCGTGTTTTATTTTTGTAATATCAGCTAATTCATTAATGCGAATATAATCCAATTTGTAATTTTGCAAAATCACTTGCCATGTGTTATTGATTGCAATAGCAGTTGAAACTACAAACACATTACGAACATTATTATTTTTGAATCTATAAAGCAAATTTGCAATACCTGAAACACTTTTTCCAGCACCTTGACCCCATTGTAAAAATCCATAATTTTTCTGAATAATTTTATTTGTATCTTCTTTTTGAATTGGATTTAATCTGATTTCCTCTTCGTTCTCATGATCCACTATCACAAGTTCATCAAGGAAAAGTTTGATATTAGGATTTAGCTCCAACCCATGAAACATTTTTGATTGTTGCTGGAATTTTTTAACCCTGCTGTTAAATAGCTTTTTATAACTCTGATCTTCAAACGGATAATTGTTATTAAGTATCATGTCATTAAACGACATTTCTTTAACACCTGTAAACTTATACAGATAGACCTTATCCTTATGTGAATATCCTTTTAATTTTAAACCGTAAGATGTTTTAACAAGTTTAATTTCTTGACGTTCCTTTATATGTTGATTTTTTATGATTCGCTTTAAGTAGGATAAAACCTTATTGGGAGTCAAACGAACCTTTTCCCATTCGTCCCACTTCATTCCTTCAGGCATAACCTGTGTATGATACCTATTCACATACTCAACACATTTTGCATAATGCTGCATTATATGCTTATTACGTTGGATATCGAATAAATACTTTTTAACTTTTTCCTGAAACTCTAGATCGCCACTGTTACTATTCAATTGCTCGAAGAAGAGTTTATGCTTAATCTTCTGTTTTTGTTCCGTAACTGGCTTTATGTATTGGGTGTAAATATATTCGCTACTCTTCTGATCGATGGCTGTTATATGTAATTTTGTGGTATATGGTTTGTCGACTGTTACATGTTCGCTTTTCTTTTGAAAGAACATTATCTTAGTACGGAATGAATTGACTCCGACATTCTTAAAGGAATCGGAAGGAATTTCAGCCTGATATATGAAGTTGAATCTGTTATTAATCGCTTTTATCATTCCTGAATCTGCGAAATCATCTGCAAGGAATGAGACTGGAACAATCAGAGCAAGAATTCCAGCAGGTTTCAGAAGGTCAAAAGCCTTGATACAGTAATATAACTGTGATAAGTATTCTGCTTTACCTACATTCCATTTAAGGTTGAAAGGTGGATTACCTAACACATAATCAAACTTTACAGAAGGTTCCCAGCTTCTAATATCATCGGCTGTTATGTTAGCATCAGGGTAAAGGAATCTAGCAATTTTGAAAGCCTTAATATCTAATTCGCAGCCGTATACATTGGATTGATTCGGTAGCCAGTTGAAGAAGTTGCCCATACCGCATGTCATATCTGCAATTAGATCATGATGGGAAGGCTTGATACAATTAACAAGGAATTTAGACAATGTATGAGGAGTGAAAAATTGCCCGTTCTCCTCTAGTTTCTTAGCCTCTGTGTAAGCATGGAATGAATCAAAGTCATTATAATTCAGACCATGTAGGCCACCGAAACCTGAATAACTCAAATACACATCATTAGCGGTCACTTTGTATTTTTCAGTTAAATTATTTTCAATAAGAAACAAAATTTTTTCATTAACTTCACTTCTTTTACTTTGAGGAATTGAAATCTCTTTAATCTCGTATTTCATTTATATTTCCCTCCTTAAATCTAACATCATCTTCTATTTGGTATCTAAATTCGCCAAAATATTTTCTTTCTGCTTCTTTTCTTGCTTTTACCGCTTCTTCAAAATTTTTAAAATAACCTATTATGATCCTTTTTTTGTTAACGTTTATACGAACAACCCATGTATTTCGAGTTTTAAACCAAGACACACCAGTTACACCAGAGGTATTATTTCTTTGAATAGTTTTATTCATTTGATTTTCACTTATAGTTGATTGTCTCAGATTCATTTTTCTATTGTCTTTAGTATTATGATCCCTATGGTCACAAATGATATTATCATCTATTATATTCATAACTAACCTATGCATAAATATCATTTTATTATTTTTGTCATTTGCTACAACATAATCATTTTTTATGTACCATGTATATTTTAAAACAATGTCATAGTCCTCTGTATCAAAATAAAATCGTTCGCCTTTTTTAGTTATTCCTGTTATACAGTCATCATTAAATTCGAAAGTATTTGACTTTTTTATACATCCACAAGACTGAGTATGACCATTTTCCAGACAATCATATCCTACAACTTTAGAACCTCCACATTCGCATTCACAAAGCCAGCTATGATAACCGTATTTATTTTTGCTAACTATTTTTATCGCTGTCAATTTCCCGTACTTGTTACTTGTTATATCTCTAATAAAACCTCTCATACATCCACAACCTTTTGTTTTTCCACTTTTTAATGATTCTGAATCTACAATCATTTTTGTATTTTTATCGCATGAACATAGGCAATTCCATAATGGCTTGTTATGTTTATTCCTTCCTGCATAACTTAATATTTGTAAATTTCCGTATATCCTTCCTGTTAAATCTTCAATGTTATTCAGGCATCCACAACTTTTTACATTTCCACTTCTTAAATTACTTGCATGAACTATTTTAGGAGTTTTATTTTCACAAGTGCATTCACATAACCATTGATTTCTACCTTTGCTATCCTTACCTTCATACTTTATCACTTTTAATAAACTAAAAATTTTTCCGGTTAAATCATCTAACTTTTTCCCCACTCTATAACTCCTTCGCTGTTATAATGTTGTTTCTGAGAGCCGCTAACCTTTGCCAGTGGATCAGGAAAGCGGCTGTTATTATGTATTTTATGTTATGCTGATTTTTGATTATATCCGCAGTACTCACTCGCAAACCGTGTAGCCTGTTGATTAGATGTGAATTCAATTTCCATTTTTCCGTTTTTCAATAACTTAATTGACTTTACCTTTGTCAATGTTTGCGGCTCATAGCGCTCATAGTTATCTTGATTGTTTTCGTTCTGATATCCTACATACTTGCTATTTAACTCTTCATTACCTTTAATCGACCCATTGTCATAGTGCTGTAAGGCAGTGAAAACTTCTTTACACCTGTCACCGTTAATAGTATATCGCTTCCATATGGAATCATGTCGCACAAACCATGCATTAATTATTAATTTATTATTTTTAATAGATGTCTTATCACTATTCATTACAATCTTTTTTACTTTTTCTTTTAGTTCTCGTTCGGCTTTTTCAGTAAAATTAAAACCATCAAGCTGGATCATAATTTCATCTAAAATATTGTGATATGTAATTGCTTCATCATACTTTTTTGCTATTTGCTCATTATTAATTGTGATGCTATATTTCTTCTCAAAATATGAGCATATATAAGAAACGAAACTGTTTCTCAAGTCTTTAATTGTCTTTTCATAGTCGTAACTTTTCATCGTATTGTATGTTGCAACTGTATTTTGTTCGTGAAAGAAACCTCCATTTTTCTTACCAAATTTTTGACCATGTATTCTTGATTTCTCCGATATTTCCAGCAATCTGTTATAGAAACTGTTATAGGCAGATATCATATCCTTATATATATCTTCTTGCTCCATACAGTATTCCAGATCATCAGTTGCTATCTTCTGTTCTGCTGTTATCTCTATATTATCAAACTTGCTTACAATGTCATCAAACATGCTTGTTTGTGTTTCCTCCTCTTGTCCTTCTACTTTTCCGAAGTTATGATATATTACATTGTCTTGCTCAGCTGTTTCTGTGTTGCTTTCGTTTGTTGTCTCTTGAGCCCCATAAACAATCTCAGAGACGTTTGCTTCTGGTTCCTCTTGCGATATACTGTTGAATGCTTCTATGAACATTGTAGCGAATTTTAAACGTTCTGGAGTTTGTTTTGCCCACCATACAGAATTATAAGATGACCATCGAAAACCATTTTCCTTTAATCCATCAATAATGCTTTGAGATGGTTTGTGATTGAATTTTATTTCGATTCCATTCTTTTCATTATTAATGTTTAAAGTTACTTCGTTGTTTGCTTGCTCATTATTGTATGTATTTGTTTCGCCTTTAGTTTGTTCTTCATTTTCGTATGTATATTCTTCATTTTCAATTTTTTCACTAGTTTCAATTGCTGGAGCGTCTACAATAGTTTGTTTACGTGCTGTCTTTTTGAATACTGTCTTTTCTTGATACTCTGTTACCTCTTGCAGTGTATAAACCTTGACTTTGCCTTCGTTCATTTCCTGCTGAAGTCTCATAAGAGGCTGGTAATACCTTTTCGAGTTGTTAACACGTTTATAACCGCGTTTTCCGCTACCTAATAACTCATAAGTAACGCGAACCTGCTCACCAAATGTATAAACGTCTAACACAATCCAATAGTGACCATGATATGAGAAAGAAAGGATATCATTAACGTTAATTGCTTTATTTGCTTTTTCAACTGGTTTAATAACTTTCTTTTCAACCGTGACAACTTCAGACTGTAATGCATCAGCATTCTTTAAAACTTTTTCAATTTTGTTAATGAAAGCTATTAATTTTTCCGCTTTTTGTTCTGCTGCTGACTTCTCTTTATTTTCCCAATCGTATTCATTTACAGAAAAAACGCCGTTGCCCTTTGCAATGATCTGCCCATCTTTTTCAATGTGCCAGCTTGCACCCTTTGGATTAGGAAACATAAAAACGGGATATACATCAATAACTGTGAACTCGGGCTCTATTTCTGATTTTTCCATTTCTTTTTGAATGAGAGCAGCACAGGAACGTTTTTCATTTTCATTATATCCTGCATTTTGCCATTCATTGAATATATAGAAAACTTCATTAAGCGAATTACATTCACGCTTATAAACATTGGAATAGTCGTTTTTTACATATTCATCATTTCGAGTTGTTTCGATAGTATATACCAATTCCATCTCCATACCATCGTCCCAATACCGGACACCGTCTTTTGTTCTATGGCTGATTTCAGATTCCCATAAGATATTTTTCATTTTTTATTCCTCCAATTGTCTGATGAAAGTTTTCTTTTATTGGTTTCTGTGCATTGAGCAGTTTTTTTATCCTCCTTTTGAACATCTATAATATGCCTATTGGGTACTGCTGTCCTTGTGCCATATGCGTCCATCATAGCCTCAACAACTAAGTTGCCTCTATTCGTGATTTTAATAACTGTAGCCCATGTATAGGCTAAGTGTTTGGGGATGTTACTATCACCATACCAAACTAATTGAACTTGATCCCCTACTTTAACTTCAAACTCTTTGCCATTGACATTTTTAATTTTCATTCTCTTTGTTCCTTTCCGCTATAATTCTTCTGCGTTCTTCAATTTCGGCTTTTAATCTGAAGTATTCCTCAGCCATTGATTTTGTCATAAAATCATATTGATTTAACCATCTTTCGTATAATTCTGTTTTTCCCGTTTTAGGATTTACAACCTCAACGTCATAAGAATATGCACCATGCTTGACGTCAATTTTGTAATGTCCAACAATTTTTACGGGCGTTTGGTTCGGTAGAATGAACCCCCGAAACCTTTTGCCCTTTGTTAGAAAAGCAGTATCACCTTTGTTAAATTCCCTTTTCATTTTTCATTCCTCCAATATCCTCATGAAATTTTACTTTCATTACCTTTATTGCAACAGCCCATTACCTTCAAAATCAATGAACAAGTAAATATAAGAACTGTATTCTTTTAGATATTCTGATTTTAAAAACTCAATTCGCTTCGCTTGTGGCTCATTGCTTTTCCATGCCATGATATTATTTTGACAATAGTGCTTACTGACTTCATCGGCTGTTCCGTTTATTTTTGTTACTACTTCATCACCATTTGTATAGTTTACTTTTATTGTGTGTGTCATATGTATTTCACTCCTTATGATACTAACATTTTATTGTGACTCTTGTTGTTAGATTGTATAAAGCATCTTTTCAATTGCTTTCGTATTACCAGTTGAAAATTCTTCAGGTGTCCCTATAGTCCAACCAATATGCGGATACTTGATAAGGTAATAATTTTCCGTGTGTCGCTTTCCCTTATGTATTTCTCTGCATTTTTTCTTTACTTGTGCTAATGTCATTTTTCTATTCCTCCATTTATTGTTTTTAAATTCTTATGAATTCAAACTTTCATTTGGTTATGTATTGATCTATATTTCTTTCAATTAGTTTTTCATCATCCATGCTAGAGCCTTTGATGGATACCCCTTTGTAAAAATAACTTTCCATTCATCTCCTTCTTTTACACTGAGTGTTCCAACTCCATACCGCGACTGAATAGATAAACCAGTACAAGCTTCAAACATAACTTGTTTCCCCTGTTTCGTGAATCCAGTTTGAATTGTAGAACTACCTTCAAGTTTCACCTCTTTGAACTTTGCACATTTTTCTTTCTCTTTCCTCTCTTGAGCAGCAGCTTTTATTCTGTCGGCTAATTCGTTAAAACGATCCATTTGGATCACCTCCGTTTAACTTGTTACCTTCTGTCATTATTATATCAACCTTTCTTATGTATTTGTCTTGCCTCCTCCACTCTAAGAGTGGAACGCTTCGAGCTTATCGGCCTTTTTTTACTGGCTCGAACCAGTTTATTTAATATATTCAATTTCATTTTTATTAACGAACCAAGTTTCATACGGATCATTTGACAAAGGATAAACATGAACTTTTAGACTATAAGCCCCATTATATTCTTTTAAAACAACTCCCTGATGTTCATAGTTGCACTTTTTAAATTTAATAATTTGCATTTGATATCATCCTCCGAATATGTATGATTTACTTTCTATATATAATATACCATGACTCCTATTACGAGTCAATACATATTTCAAGATAAATTGTCTTATATAATATATTTGACTCTTTTAGAGTGTCTTTGATATCATATTAGTAAAGGTGGTGAAATAATTGTCCTTAAAATCTAATCTAAAACAAATACTTGATGAGAAAAACATTTCTATACGACAACTATCCAAAGATACAAATTACAGGTTTGAATCAGTAAGATTACTTTACAATGATGAAATGGAACGGTTCCCACGTGATCTAATTGATGTTGTTTGTACATACTTGCAAATATCTGTAAGTGATTTATTAGTTTTAGAAGGAAATGAAAAGTAACAACACATACATAAAAGCCCACTCGATCCAAAACAGGATCAGGTGGGCTTATTCTAATGAAAGCATGATTTTATAGGAAAATAAAAAAAGAAGAGGTTTTCCCTCTCCTAACCTTGTCTATATTAAAACTAATCCAGTTTAGCAATTACGTAACCATATTCAAACACAGATGTATCATTCGGAACAGACCCATGTCTAAATTGTACAACTGTTTCATACTGACTGGTTTGAGAATTATATTCCCATATCTCCAATACCCGATTACTTGTGTGATTACTGCCAACATTACAATCACCTGCTATGTTTTGAAATGCAGCTATTGCCCCAAGTGAGCAGCGCGTAAGCCCAGTAATGTAAAGTTGGATTACTTCATCTTTTTCAGTTTGACCAAGAAAAGAGAGCATGGCTTTATAAGCAATTTGATGCGCTTGATCAAACTCTACTGTTTCATCTTCAATCAGGTAAGATTCAACTGGTAATGGATGACGACCTTTAATAAGTCCAATTTTCATATTATTACTTCTCCTTTTATGGGTCATTTATCCTATATGGATATTATATGTAATTTCCTTTATAAAGTCGATGAGTGTATGGTTATTATTCTTCCTTTAGTCGTGAGAGGATAACTTTTCCTTGAGTAAGAAACTCATCTGAAAAGACGAACTCACCATCCAAGTCAAAGAATAGATTTTTACCATCTTCAGTCTCTACAAATGTTGCTACTTTTGAGAAACTGCCATAGTTTATTAAGTAGCTTGATCCACGTTCAAATGTCATAGTGATGTCTCCTAATAGGATAAAATCAATGTTTATTGGGCTTGCCATTCTGCATTTCCTTTTAGCATTTTGTCGGCTACGCTCTTAATTTTTTCAATTACATACTTAGGAACAATATTATCATTTTCAGTATATCTTTTGCCAAGTCCATCATAATTACTCTCTAAAACCCTTGCATATGTAAAGTACCAATTATCTTCAAGTATGAAATGAAAACTATCTCCACTCATATTTTCTAAAGAACCTTGAAGTAAGACATATCCTATTGGTATTGTATCCCATATTCCAATAATCCAGTATTTACCTTCAAAATGGTATGCTTCAGTTCCACCGAAGTCTTTTGCTACACCAGTATAATTAAAATCTTTTTCTTTTCTCATATTTCAACCTCATTACACTTATATATAATTCGTGAAAAAGGAAGCCTTACAGCTTCCCATATTCTTCTGGTTGTTCTTTTGCTTCATCCATTTTTCTTTCGGATTCTTCCTTTTTCACTTTCATTTCCTTCAATTCATTTTCGAGGTTATGTATAATTTCTTTTGTTTCTTCGATATACTCTGCATAGCTAGGCAAAGTCAATCTTTTATATTCTTTCTTTAATTCAGATTCAATACCATCAATTCTAATTTTAGCCGTTTCCCATTCTCTGAATGCTTGATACTCTGCCATGTTCTTAAACTCCATATCTGCATCCCATCTGCTTAATGTTTTGTAGATTATCATTTTTATCTCTCCGTTTCATTTTTTATTATTTGCTTATGAATTAATAATAGCACACAAATTTAGATTTGTAAAGTGTATAATATATATTTTGTTTTTAATCATGATGAAATACTGTTTTCATTCACTAATTTGACTGGATACAATCTCAATGTCACTATCAAGATCCACGTCACCAACATAAACTATTTTGATTGTTTTCCCCTTGTAGCGCTTATTCAGATCTTCCAATGATACTCCCTCTTCGTTGTCTAGCTCGATGCTCCAGAAGCCTTCAGCGTCATCTAAGACAGTGTTCGCCATATATACACCGCTTGCAGAGTCATAATAAACATAATCAATTGTTTCCATTACCTTGGTTCCTTCCTCATTTGCAAATGCTTGTCCAGCGAATACAAAGAACATCATAATAACAAGAATCAGCTTATTCATAAATAATTTCATCTCCTATTTTATTGATTAAAAATCAAAAGTTTTAATTGAATCCAATTACCACTGGTCGTTTGAACATATAGTTTGCCATTTAAACGTTTGCCATGCTTGAACATAACCTCGTGTCCTTTCTTGTTGTTTAAAGTGAAATTATCACAATTAGTGTTTCACGACTTACTCGTGTATTGCAATTTGCTACATTGTGCCTGACTATGTAGGAAAGGAAGTTCTTGATTCTTATGTTCAATCTTAGATTGATTTGGAACTACTGGTCTGACATTAGGAAGGAACAAGTCGAATTCAGTTTGCACTAATCCCGTCATTTACTATAACCACAAATTCATAATTTATTTATTACCTAAGAACGAGTAAACCATATACGATTAAATTTTTCTGTTGTTGAAGTCTTGCCCATTTCGATTTAAGGATTGCAACATTTGCAGCCATTTTATAAACCCTCCATTAAATTGAGTAGTGATTAACTTTATACTCTTATTATAATGGATAACTTTATATTTGTAAAGTTTATTATTCATATTTTATTTATTAAATTCAAAAGAAAAAAGCCCTACTTTATTAGGCTTTATGTGTCATTAAGCGTATGTGAGTTAGTAAGCCCATGAATATAGGGCAAGGTTAAGCTTATGTCTACTTCAGAAGTTTATTCCATGCGAAGATAGTAGGAGTAAGGATAATAAGGGTAATCAATGTTTTAGTAAGCATTGTACTATTAGTCAATGAGAATACAGAGAAGATTGTTATAAGTGATACTACTGTAAGTAACAATGCAAATACAGTCTTTTCGTTAAGCTTGGTCATAAGATAAGCCTCCTTTGATGTTTATGTAAGTGGTAAAAGCACTAAATAAAGTACTGATTGATATTGTGTTATGTTGTGCTCTTATGATATCATATTGAACAAGATAAAGGGAAGGGCTCAGCTTCCCCTTATCAGAAAGATGCCTTTACTCGCTAGGGTTCTGGCGTCTTTTTTTGCGTTCTTCCTCTTTTGCTTTCCTCTCCTCTCGTTCAATTTTCGCAATCTCAAGTTTCAACTTTTTGATTTCAAGTTGTCTCTTTTCGTCGTAACGGAAGATGATTACGACTGTCACGATTGCAGTCAGGATTGAAGGTACTACAACTTTCAGTACTTCAAGCCAGATCAAGTTAACCATTCCCTTCTATGTATGATTGCCTTACAAGTACTATTATACAGGAAAATAATAGTTTTGTATAGATATTTATGCATATTTTATGTTTGATTAAAGTAAGTTTCATATACTTTTTTGACATTATTATAAACTTTATCAATTGATGTACTATGACCAAATGGAAAGAGGGTTTCACCCTTGTAAATATAATATGTATAATTATCTACAGTCTTTTTTAGCACACCTTTTTGATACATATTTATCATTAAATTATCTATCTCTAGAGCAATTGCAACATGGTTTTCATTGCGTATCTTTTCACGAACTAAAGATGCCTCTTTATGTCTGATAATTGATTTTAGATTGTTAATTCTTTCATTAGTATTTAAACTAGGTGGAAGTGATAACAAATGATTTAAATAAGTTTTAGCGTCGTCATATGACATTGAATATTTGCTAGTTGAATACTGTTTGGTTAAATGCAACAATTGATCCATAGTAATATTTGAATTACTCGATAATATCATATATTCAGGAATCATGTTTTTGATTGCATAATTAAAGGCATGACTATAGGTATCAAATGTTTGGGTATATAAATAGAATACTTCTGTTTCTTTTATATCTTTAGAATGTTCTACAGCCTCTATATATTCAGGATCAAAGTCAGATTCGATACAGTATGTATAAGCTTGATCATAATTAGCAAATAAACGATTGTATGCTATATACCCTTTATCTTTCTTTTCTTCGATATTTTTTATGGACTCTTCTGCATCCTCTTTATTTAGTTTAAAGTCTAGAGTATATCCACGAGCACACACACCAATAATGTTATTCTCTTTTAAAATAGAAAAGTATATCCAGTATTCTGGAGAGTCATAGTTTTCATTAATAAATGTTTCAAGAATATCACGTTTAATAATATCGTTCTCATCACGACGAGATCCATTAAAACGACTATAAATGTCAGAGTACAAGGAAACAATATTATCTTTAATTGAATTAATTAATTCATCTAATGATACAATTTTATTTTTTACATCATTCTTAGCTTGCTTGAAAGCTTCGACAGAAGGGAATACTCTTTGAGTTAATGCAAATTGTAGTTCCATGATAGTCCTCCTTAAATTTTCGAGTTAATATTCTATATAAGTTATTATAACACCATACTTCATTTTTGTAAATTGTATTTTGCATATTTTATTTATAATTAGCAAGATTTTGATTGTGACATTTAGTTATACATATGAGTATGAAATATAAAATATAATTAGGATATGTTAATGTATACTATGAGTGGACAATGTATACTAGTAGAAGACATTGGAGACAACGCTCCTGTTACTATATGCGATTGAATCGTCCTTTTTAATAAAAGTGACTGCTCTAGGCTGCTTTCTAAGGCTCATTCTCCTGCTTCCCCTCTCATTCCATGCTGAACAACTTTAGAATGCTCACAGACGATTATAGAAGACTCAATAGTTAGTCATGACACACACAATCCATTACTAATAAAAATTAGTCATGGCAAAAAGCCTTATAAAATAAGGGTTTATTAGGGATGGGGGGGTATATTTACATTATTAACTTACTTAATTATAGTGAAATTCCCCCTAGCAGTTCTACTCACACACTCAAGTTATAATTCCAACCGATTTACTATGATTAACTCCTATTTTTCCCCTTAGACTCAAAATTGACTATCGTAACTGCTATCGTAACGCACGATAGAAACCCTTATTTTTATTGACTTTTTCATCGCACTATTTTTATCCAAATCCTCCATTCACCTCATTTCACATCAATTTATCATCAATTTCCCCTTATAAAATCTGCACTTTATCGATAGAGCTACCATCAAAATTTATATTAAACTCAAAATCTCCTTTTATTCACTGTCTTTTTCGCATGTTTAACGCTCTCTCACGATAACAAAAAAAGATGGCATATCGCCACCTCTTAATTTTTATATATCACAAAAGGATATCCGCTAATTTCATCGTTTATACCTAATTTGTTTTTCAACTTTTTATTTAATCTTTCTCTTCTCAGCCCATATCCCTCTATCAATTCATTCAAGCTTTTCTTTATGTTCTTCTCATTCCTTGTTCTCCCTTTTACCATTCCATCTGTTTTCTCAAGATTCTCTTTTACCAGTTCATCTAAAACTTCGCCTTCAGTAACCCATCCCTTATTTTCAATCACATCTATAAACTTTTTCTTTATATATTCTGAAATTTCATCGCTCTTTTTAGATAACTCTAATTTACATAACATCGGATATACTTTATCTGCTTCTTCTTTTCCAATACCTCTCGTAACCATCTCTCTTCCAAAACCAATCATTGACATGTTATTTTTTTTAAAATCATCTGCCCTTTGATTAGCACTTGTCATCAACTGATCGTCATATTCAGGTATAGAATAGTAATTTTGAAAATTCACATCTCTTCCCTTTTTCAATTTCTTTTCTCTTTCAATTACTGCTATTTGATATAACTCTTTTGGTAAATCATTTATATGTATTTTATTTATAATACCTAAAAAAGCAAACAGATCAACTCGTTTACTGATCTCCTTAATGTCGCTATTAATCTTCGTATATTCCAGTTCACCATAATTCTCTTCTATTACACCAGATAACTCCTTTGCCATTTGTGAAAGATACTTTTTTGAAGCAGAGAACATATTTTTTTCCACTTCTCTCAATGTATTTGTTCCTATGTATTGTTTTGAGAGTAAGTTCATCATAATTAGCAAAGGAATATATCTCTTTATCCTTTTATACAGCTCTGGATGCTCATCCTTAAACCATTCGCTTGAAAGCATATGTATATTGTGGTCCATGATTTCCTTCTGTTGCTTTTGCCATTCAGATTCTACAATGACTATATTGTAATACTTACATAAATACTTGAAGGCCTCTACTCTTCTCATCCCAGTTAAGCGTTCAGTCACCCTTACAATATTTCCTGTGAATCCACAGGACTCACTATGACACTTGTACATGTGGTTGCCTGTCTTCTCGTCTCTAAATATCGACGCTGAAGGCTGAGAATCATTGTGGAAAATACAATGGAAGTTCATCTGCTGGTCCTTTAAATGCCCAGTCTTGGTTAAGTATGATATTAAGTCTTGTTTATATAAATATTCGTATGCATCATTTATATGAGAACATGTGTAGCCTTCATTTGAGTAGCTTGCATACTCAATTAACTTTAAAAAATTCCTTTGATTAATTGGCTTTTTTTCAAAGGGGGGGTTTTTCCTACCAATTATACTATAAGTATTAATATATCCTTGGTAAGTAAAACCCCCCGCACCACAAAACTCATTTTTGCTTACATAATTTTTCACCACAAGCTTATTATCATAATTAATTGCTATTATCTCTTTACCACCAAAGAATATTCTAGATCCATTTGAGCAACGCTTATCAGCCATTGGATACCTTTCCAGCAGCTTGTTCATCAGTGCTTCTAAAGTATCATATTCTTTAATCACTTCATCCAATACAAACACAACTCTTAATTTTGGGTGTGCTTTTGTATGATTAAATGTTGTATAAATAAACGCTGCACTATTTTCAAACTCCTCTTGTGCTTTTTCAATAGTCATTTCAACTTTTTTATACTTTCTCTTTGTTTTTATATCATAATATTCATTGTCAAAATCTAAACATATGACTTCTTGCGAAGCCCAACAATTATTTGAACATCGCAACTTTCCATTATCCTTTTTGCTTAGATTTGCGGCTACAAATGATCTCCCTTTTTTTAATGCATCAGCCAGTTCTTTCACATTAACATCTGCAAGATTTTGAACAATTCTACCACTAATCTTTTTGATTTCAGCGATTCTAGGTTTCTGTTTATATTCGATGTTGTCAATATGTAACTTCATTCAAATCTCCTTTTTTTGAATTCTATAAGCCAACTGCTGATACACTCCATAATTGATCTCTTTAATCATGCACAACAACTCTTCCTTTCCCACTGAATCAAAGACACTTTCATCAATAGTTTTCATCATGAGAATACCAGCTCGTGAAGCGTAATCATCTTCAGCTTCTGTATAATCCTCAAGAAGAACTTGTGCAGAATTATGGCCTCCTTGGTCTTTTGCTCTTCTAAGGTTTCCAGTAGTCCTCATTTCGTATTTAATTGCCGCTTTCCTTAATGAGTGAAAGCGAAGTTTACGAATAGGATTTAGACCCAATCGCTCATTCAATCGAATGATACTCTTTTCAACTTTGTCAGGTTTAAGGTTTGGAAACAGTTTATCACTTCCTGTTCTGTTTCTTATTAAGAATAATTTATCAAACAAATCCTGCTCAAAAGGTCTAGTTGCTTCCTGATCTCCTTTATCAATTGTATTGACAAGATATAGTCCACTCTCTTCATGTTTTATAATATTCAACCACTCTAATCCAAGGAGAGCATTCAGTCTTAATGATGTGGTTGCAGCCAAAAGAATCAATGTTGAAAGTTCTTCACCATCACGTTCTTTTAATGCTTCAGTTGCAAGCCTCTTAACCTCAACTGGTGAATAAAATCCATATCCCTTAGTCTTTTTCTTCAGAGTTGAAGTCTCGAAAATCATGTGGTCAACATCGTAACCATTGATTCTTAAAAATTTGTACAATGATCTTATGCCATAAATTTTTCTTCTAATTGAGGAGTCACTGTTTTTTTGTTTTAGATACTGTTTATACTTTTCAACATGCTTATTCAACAGCCTTGTCCTCTTCCCATTCTCATTAATGGTCTCAATTTCTGTTTTGCTAATCTCATCAATTCTCCTCCCCTGCATAAAATAGAAAAATTCATTTGCATCGCGCAAGTATTCTGTTCTTGACTTACCTTTGTATTTATTTGCCCAAATCATAATATCACTTTGTGTAGAGTCAATATTTAAACTTTGGACATTTGCAGCTTGCAAATCTATCACTCCTTTATTTTCCAAACCAATTTAATTTGATGATAAACTTCAATCTTGCGATTGTCAACAATGCGTTTTTTATATATTAAAAATAACAAGTCTATTTTTGCTGGACTTATACCCTCTTTTCTCCCTGAGAGTGAGTCAATCGGAATATATTGACATTATGCATTATTTATTTTAAGATAAAATATAACAAATCGACGTGATTTGTAGGTTCAAAAATAATGAGGGGGTTTTATTCATGATTGATCATAATGACAATGATCTTGAAATTGAAGAAGAAGATGATGTTAATGTTTCTTGTGATGATGAGTTATCTGCCTACTATTCAGAAGACAACGAACTTTCAGTTGCTAATGGGTTAGGATTTACTATCGATGATGATGGTCATTGGGTGCCCATTGATTGATAAAAAATGAAATATGATAATAATATAAAATGGGGGGATCAGATAAGAGAATGGCAATTGACTTAAAAAAATCTGTGTATATTCCATCAATTGAAGCCAGCGACATTTATTGTCATATGTTCAGGAATAAGGATCTCAAATTAGAATACATAGGGATGATACCAAGCAGCTTAGAATTGAATAAACTTATTAGTATTGGTTTTAAAACTCACAAGGCTAAAACAAGTGATAGAATATTATCAGATGATATTATCAATTTGAAATTTAAACAAAAGGTAAAATCAAAAGAAGAATTATTAAAAGACATTGATAGGAAGATTAATGAACAAAGAACAAACAAAGAAAATACAAATTGCCCAAAAATCATCGAATACAAAGACAAATTAATTGGCTTCAAATCTGTACTTGAAAAAGAAACTGATGATGGAATTTGGAATGAAGTCAGTAATGAGGATTTAAGAAAGTACTTATACATAAATGGTTTCTTATTTAACGGTCATAAATATGTAGTTTACAAACGAAGCTCATCAAAATCTCGGGTTGGGCAATGTTTGTTTATTAAAGAGTCATTTTATGATGAAATGATTAAGTGGAGTCGGATGGATCTGCCTTTTGAAGTTGCAAAAATAGATTATCCGTCTCTTCTTGCCTATGAGAGTTTGGTGGGATCGTCCTTGGAGAGTTTGATTCGAATTGATCCGAAAAATATACTGATTGTAAATGACGTTGAGAGTCGATTTAAACAAATCTGCAACGTTGTAAGAACAGGTGAAAATGGATACTTGGACAGTTTTGAGGAAGAGACGGAAATTAGCAATAGTTTGTTTGATGGTGAGTCTTTGTTAGATAGTAGTTACTTTAAAGATGGTAAATCTATGAAGTTATTACGGAATCACATGTTTAAAACAGCAGCTTTTAACTGCAATGTACAATTATTTTTAAGAAACCAGTGCCCAAAAGAAATATGCTATGAGTACTGGAAAGTAAAGAACATGTTTGGGCAAGAAATGTTGGCGAAAGACGTTCACTTAATCATTACTCCAAGTAGTTTAAAAGCCTTAAAATTTAGTCATGTTCTTGGGACTGAATTAGACATGTGGGAATATTGGAAAAAGATTGTTTCAAAAGATAGCCACATATTTGGGGTTTGTAAAAGTGAAAAACAGTCAAAGCATGGCTCGGACGAAAATGGAAATACACTTCAACAAATGAGTTATCAGATGATAAATTCATTACCCATAAATAAAGATGATGTATATGAGTTAACATCTTATGAACGAGATTATGTAGAAAAACTTAAAAATAACGATGATTTTTTTATTAAACATATCAAAAAAAACATAAATGTAATCAATAGCAATGAGATGTTTACATACTTATTCGAAAGAAACAGGGATATTGTACATACAAAATTGTTCAGAAAATATCGAGCAGATGAAATTAGTGGGCACATAAAAAAAGTAAAGAAGGGAAAAGTTAGAATACATAAATCAGATTACTTGGTTATGTTGGGAAATCCTGTAGAGTTTCTTCAGCATGCAGTAGGCAAACTTAATCTATTAATGCCTAAACTTAAAAGGAACGAAGTATATACAACTTTATTTGATTTTGGTGAAGAGCTTATAGGCTTCCGTAATCCTCATACATCTCCAAGTAATGTTTTAATTGTTGCGAATACATACAATAAGGACATCACGACTTACTTTAATCTCACAGATAATATTGTTTGCGTGAATGCTATTGAATTTCCTCTCCAAGATATTCTTTCTGGTTGCGATTATGATTCAGATACAATTTTAATAAGTAACAATGAAAATTTATTGTCATATGGTAAAAGAGTGTTTGGAAATTATCGTGTTTGCATTAACGAGGTGGCAAGTAGCAAGAAACAGTATCAATTGTCTAAGAAAGATATGGCTGAAATTGATAACCAACTATCAAAGAGTCAAAGACAGATTGGTGAGGTAGTTAATTTAGGTCAACTATGTATGAGTACATATTGGGATTCTCTTACAAGTGGAAAGCTTGAGATCCAGCAAAGAGAATTATTAAAAAAGATTGATGTTATGACAGTTTTAAGTGGAATTTGTATTGATCTTGCTAAAAAAATGTTTGATATTAACATTAAATCAGAAATAGATTTTGTTAAAAAAACCAAACAATTAAGAACTGATAAACCATTGTTTTGGATATACGTGAGCAAAAATAAAGATGTGAAAACAACTAAATATAATTGTCCAATGGATTGCCTTGACGATATCATGTCAAACTTGAAAAATGCTATTCATAGAAAAAATATAAATCTAAAAGAACTGCTGGTAAAAGGAAAAATAAAGGATGGGGATAGAAAACAAATAGAGAAAATCACTAAATACGTAGAAGAAATGTGTAAAAAAATTAATGCTGTTTATGCTGGAAGCCTTGAAAAAGAAGAAAAAGAAGTCTTTGTTGATTCTGTAGTAAACTATTATAGGTTTTATATAGAAAAATTAAAAATTAGTCCAAGCACTATGTGTGCAATTTTATTAAAAATTTCGGATCATAAAAATGATAAAATTGCTATAAGAATGATGAGTATACTACATAAAACAAACCCCGAGAAATTTATTAACACATTTAAAATTAAAAACTCCACACTTTTATAGATTAAATATGCATTTTTCATATATAAAATAAGGGTTTTTAAGAGCAGCAAATTATCTTCATATGGAAAGGGTGGTTGAGTACAGAGGTACCGTAATTGTCCTACGAAAGGCTATAGGCCAAGTAGTAGCAACTACCTTTTCAAATTGATACAAGCTAAATCTGCAAAATATATTAAAAGGGGAGTAAAAAAATGAACAAGCAAGAACTAATTAACCGAGTAGTTGAAAAAACAGGACTGACCAAGAAAGACGCAGCCACTGTTGTAGAAGCAGTATTTACAACAATCAATGAAACTCTAGTTACAGGTGAAGAAGTATCTATCACAGGCCACGGTAAATATGCAGTACGTGAACGTGCAGCTCGCACAGGTGTAAATCCACTTTTACTCAAGGAGTTAAAAGAAAAAGGTGTTGACCCTGAAACTGCAAAAGCACAAGCAAGCATCCAAATTGAAGCATGCAAAACCGTTGGTTGGAAACCAGCAAAAGCGGTAAAACAAATGCTGAAATAATTTGAGCACGATTATGTGCATGTAGTACATAAACGGAGTAGTCATATTTGGCTACTCCCCTTCCCCATTTCCTTGTTAGTATATTAAATAAACATAATGCATATTTTAGTTTCACGTGGAACATATATGAATTATACAAAAAAGGTGTGATTTTAACATATGGCGAAAAAAGTACATGCCTATTCTTTAAAAGGCGAATATTATCATGAGCAAATGGTTGTAGCTGAATATGATAAGAAAACTGAATATACTTCTTATTACTCCATTAAAGACATTCTTGCTGAGTTCAATGGAAAACCTTTATCTATCACAATTAAAGAAGAAGATGATGTTCCCTCAATTGAGCAACCATTTAGCGAGGAGTGAGTGAATGAATGATCGCCTTCTTGCTCTTGGCATAAAGAAACGAAACAAAGAAATCTCAAAGAGTTGGCAAGAAATCGCTGATCAATATAGTGATGGATTATTTACTAATGGTGAAACCTTGCGCGTTTGGGTCAAAGATCAACTTAGAAAAACAGGTAAGCTGAAATCTCAGGTAAATAAGATTGCAACAAATGATGCCTCTTTCACCGTAAATGGGCTTATAAAAGAAAAAGAAGAGTTATTGAAACTTAAAACTCAGTATCAAGATCAAAAACGTGAGTATACGAGTTTAATCAGACAACAAGCTCGATTTGAACATTTAAAAGAGGAAATCCATAACTCAATTCTTTCCCTGTCTAAGAATAGGCCATTATTGTTTATTCCCTCCTCCCCTGCTCAATCTAATGTACGAGCAAACACATTATGGAGTGACTGGCATGTAGGTGCTGATTTTAAAAATAGTCTTAATCGATATGATATCAATGTGTTCAGAGAGAGACTTCAGGATCTCATTAGTAAAATCATTTGCGAAGGCAAGAAATATGATGTTGATACTCTAACTATTGGAGCACTTGGAGATTTTATTTCGGGTTGCATACATATTTCTACAAGAGTACAAGCAAATGAAGATGTTATTAGGCAAATTCAAATAGTATCTGAAAGCATTGCCGAATCTCTTGCTGAATTATCCAGACATTTCAGATCAATCAAATTTATTAACATTATCGGAAACCATGCTCGACTAATTGCAAACAAAAATGAGTCAATCTTCACAGAAAATCTTGAAAACCTTATTCCATGGTTTTTAGAAGCTCGCCTTAAGGACTTCAAAAATATTGAAATCTGTAGAGATGTGGATGGGTATTATGTGGATCACTCATTTGAGCAAACTCATGTATACGTGCATGGAGATCTAGATCATGTCTCAAGCGCTGCAAAAGTCCTTCCTCAAATGCTCGGTATAGTACCCAGATACATTTTCTGTGGACATATCCACCATGATACAGTCAAAGAATATGGACGTACTAAGGTTATTTCAAATGGCTCAATGATCGGTGTTGATGACTACGCCATCTCAAAACGATTTTACGCTGAGCCTATGCAAAAGATGCATATATTCGACGACAAAGACAGAATAGAACATACAATTGATATATATTTAAACTAATATTTAAAGATTGCCCTCCCCCACTTTAGCATTTGCTTTAAAAGGAGGTTCTGCGATGTAGAGGTGAAAGAAAATGAAATATGCAATTAGTGTTCAAAAGAAAGTAATTACTGACCAATTTTTTAATGTCATTAAAATTGAAGATGAACTTGAAATGATTCGAGAGATTCTATCTAGGCGATGAAACTCTCATTTTATTCGATTATAAACTTATAAACTAGACAGACTCACCTCTTATGGTGGGTCTTTTTGGTTTGTAAGTTTAATGGTGCGGAGACTATGTTGAATAGTCGGCAAAAAGAACGTACTCCCCGTTTTAGTCTGCACCATTTTTATAACTTTACAAGGGAGTTCTCCTTATAAAAAATTATTGTGCTTGACCTGTACCATATTTGGGGTGAAAAAAATGACCGCAAGAAAAAAAGAATTAAATAAGAATGTTGAGAAAATTACATGTCTTAAGTGTAGCAAATCAAGAATGCCTTCTACTCAAAACTTTTATGTGAATACTCATCCATTGTTTGCCTCTGAAAAACTGATGGTTTGTAAAGAGTGTATTAATGAATATATCGGAGATAAAAACTCTAGTGGTTATGTAGGTCGTGTAAAACTCGTCCTTTCACTACTTGATAAACCATTCCTAATTGATCAATGGGAAGAAAGGGATAAAGATTGGAGTAAGTATATTCCTTTAATTAGTTCTTTCCCGCAATACAAAGGCATGACATTTGCTCATAGTGTATTCGAGCATGTTGAAAGCAATTACTCACAAGTAAATTATGATGATACTAATGCTTGCATAAATAATTATGACTTGAATTCTGATGCTCAAATAAGATGGAAAGGTTTCAAAAAAGATAAAATACTTGAATTAGAGAATTTTTATCAGGAACTTATTTCGACATATGAGCACAGCACTCCAATTCAAAGAAATCTTTATAGAAACATTGCCATTACGCAAATTCAAGCTAATGAAGCAATTGCTAGTACAGATCATAAGAAATACAAAGAGTTAATGGACACTCTTAGCAAGTTGATGAATGATGCAAATATAAAGCCTGTACAAGAAACAGGTGCGGAAGCAAACGGTATCTCCTCATTTGGCGAGTTCATAAAGATGGTTGAAGAAACAGAGCCTATCCCCGAACCAAGAGATGAGTTCAAAGATGTTGATGGGATTAGTAGATATATTGATAAGTGGTTTCTACATCACATGAAAAGATTCTTAGGTATTTCAAATGAAACTATGGAGGAATTTGATCAGAAGAAGCACGAAAATAAGAAAGAAGATTGATATGAATGGCAAAAAACTTTCAAGTTAATCGAAACAAAAAAAAAGAATTGAATATTTATGAAAAAAAGAAGCAAGTAAATAATCAGACTGAAAATTTATCTAAAGATCAAAAATTAAGAAATGGAATTATGTTGTGGGCTTCATTTTACAGAAGCAACATACACAGATACATCGAGGATTACTTTGGAGTTCGTCTTCATACTTTTCAAAAAATAATTCTGTTTCTTATTAGCAAAAACTCGTTCTTTCTTTGGTGGGCTAGTCGAGGAATAGGTAAATCTTTTATTGTTGCTCTTTATTGTTTAGCAATGGCATCATTAAAACCCGGAATACCAATTGTTGTAGCGAGTGGCACAAAAAATCAGGCCAGAGCAGTAATCACTTTAAAGATCGATAAAGAACTAAGATTGAAATATCCAAATATAGCAAGGGAAATAAAACAAGTTAAAACGGGAGCAGACGAATGTGTAGTTATTTTGCATAATGGCAGCACTATATCCGCTGTTGCCAGCAATGATAATGCACGTGGCTACCGAGCTGCAATTTTGATCAACGACGAATTTCGACTAATCAAAGAAGATGTAATAACTCGCGTCCTCCGCCCATTTCTAAACTATGTGAGAACACCAAAATTTCTAAGCCTTCCCGAGTATAAGGGGAGACAAAAAGAGTTTATTAAATATGAGGAAACACAAGAAGTATACATATCGTCTGCATGGTACACATCACATTGGAGTTATGAAAAATTTAAAGCCTTTCTCGAATCCATGGTACGAGGAAGAGACTATTTTACTTGTGCCTTTCCATATCAGTTAGCACTTCATCATGGATTATTGTCTGAAAAACGAGTTGAGCAGATGAGAACAGAAGATGATTTGGACTCTATAGGGTGGCAGATGGAAATGGATACACTGCCTTACGGAGCTGCTGAAAATGCTTTCTTCAAAATAAATGATATTGAAAGATGTAGAACTATTGTTAGACCATTCTATCCTACAGATAAATATACCTATATTGAAAATCGAGAAAAATCAAAATCCAGAAGCAAGAAATCTAATACTGGCCTAGATAAACAGATAAGTGAGATTCGACTTGTGTCAATGGACGTTGCCCTAATGAAAGGTAATGATAATGACAATACCATTTTCACTTGCATGCGTCTGCTACCTGATGGAACTAATTATATAAGGCAAGTTCCATATATTGAAAGCATGCATGGAGTCCACTCTGAAGATCAAGCTATTAGGCTTAAACAGTTATTTTATGATTTTGAAGCTGATTATGTTGTAATGGATACAGCAGGAAGCGGTATGTCTATTTATGATTACTGTTCCAGAATTCTTTATGATAATGATCGTGATATTGAATATCCGCCTTGGGCGGCCATCAATAATGAGGAGATGAAAGATCGCGTTGTTGATCCAAATGCATTGCCAGTAGTTTATTCAATGAAAGTCGTCAAAGCAGAGGTTAACCATGAAATAGCAGTTTGGCTTAAAACAGCTTTTGAAAAAAGATTAATCAGGCTTCTTGTAAACGATGCAGAAGGAAAAGAGTATTTAATTGAAAAACAAGACCTTATGAATAAAAACTCGTATGAGCACGCTATGTTATTAAAGCCGTATGTTCAAACAACAGCATTAATTAATGAGTTGATTAACCTTGAATCAGAAGTGAAAAACGGATTTATTAAAGTATATGAAAAAGGTCGTTCTACAAAGGACCGTTACAGCAGTCTTGGTTACGCAAATTATATTGCCAGATTATTGGAGCAAGAGAACCTTCAAAAAAAAGAGGATAACTCAAATATTTTAGACTATCTGTTCGTCTAGACTTATTTATGGAAGGAGTTGAGATATGCCCAGAGGCCGCCCACCAAAAAAGGATTTAAAAAAACAAGAGCAGCACACAGAAAACGAACAGCAAGAGAAGCAAGATTATTTTATGCAGTTTTCTAGATCTTTTCAGAATGCAATTGGTTCTTCAATGTTTTATAATAGTCCTTTTATACAAAATGAAATTCTTAAGAACATTAACATGACTCCTCATAAGCTTAATCGTGATGAAGTAGAAAAGTTAGTCGCTAATCCAAAAGCAAATGAAAAAGCGATTCGTGATTTGGCACAGTATCTTGAGAACTATATCATGCATTTCAAACGATTAGTTTTTCATTATGGAAGTATACTAACATTTGATTATTATTTACTTCCTACTAATGCCGATGAGGACGATAAGAAATCTAATGCATACAAAAAAAGCTATAATAAAGCTTTTGATTGGCTTGAAAAATTTCATATAAAAGAAACACTAGCCAACATTATGAGAATGTTAGTTCTTGAAGATGCAAAGTTTTATTATTTACGTGAAAGCGAAGCAAGAATATCTCTTCAAGAAATGCCCTCTGATTGGTGTAAAATAGTTGCAAAAACTGATTTCGGCTATCAGTACTCATTTAATATGATGTACTTTTTACAGACGGGCGTAAATTTAGATGATTATGCTCCTGAGTTTAAGGAATACTTTACTGAATATTCTTCAAAAGAGGAATATAAGAATCGCGCACCATATTGGATAGACTTAGATCCAGTAAAGGCTCCAGTTTTCAAATTTGATGAAAATAGAGCTGGCATCCTCCCTCCTCTCATGGGGATCTTTATTGATAGCACAGAAATTGCGACATACAAGGAACTGCTTAAAACAAAAACAAAGTTAGAAGTATGGAAAATACTTTTAAGCAAAATACCGATGCACAACGATGGAAAAGGCCCACAAGCTAAGAACAATTTTGCAATTGATGCTGACACTGCTGCTAAATTTAACAGTATCATTCAATCTGCTGTTCCTGAAGGTGTAAAGTCTATAGTTACTCCATTTGATAGTGAAGCTGTTGACTTTGACCAATCTCAAAGTAAAAACAGTATAGTGGGTGTTGGTGAAGAAATGTTCTATAAATCTGCTGGTACCTCCCCCATTCTGTTTGGAGAGAAAAACACAACAGGAAGTGGAATTAAAGCGTCAATTGAAACAGATGAATCATTTGTATTGCATATGTATCGAGAATTCGAGAGGTTCCTCAATATTCAGCTAAAAAGAGTTACAGGAAGGTTTAGATTTAAAGTTGTTTTTCCAGACATCACATTCTTTAATCGTAAGGATAAGATTGAGGAATACTTGAAGGTCAGTCAATATGGTATGCCAGTATCTCTTTTAGCATGTGCTCTTGGATTAAATCAAAGAGACTTGGTGAATCTGTTAGAATTTGAATCAATTCTAAAGATACACGATAAACTCAAACCACTTGTTTCTTCTCATACTCAAAATGGAAATGAGAACAGCGGACGCCCAAAACAAAATAAGTTGACTGATGCTGGAGAACAAACAAGAGATATTGATGCAAACCAAAACCGTTAGGGGGTGATAATTTGAGTATAGAAATAAACAGAAGAATTCCTGTCGTATTCCAGAAAGTTAAGCAATACTCCTCTGAAGAGACTGATATTAGGTTTCAGCGTGTGAAAATTTGGCTAATGCATCTTGGAGAAAACTTTAATGGCTCATATTTCTCTAAAGAAGTTGTTGAAGAAGCGATACCCACCCTTGCAAATACTCCCATTTTGGCCTACATAGAGCAAAAGGAAAATGGTCATTTAGACTTCTCAGACCACAGAATAGTTCTAACAAAAAAAGATGGTGAGACGACAGTAAAGTACTTGGGTAAAGCTATTGGAGTAATACCTGAAAATAATAATGCAAAATTCGAAAATAGACTTTGTGATGATGGTCAAACAAGAACTTTTCTAACTGTTGATGGTTTACTTTGGACCAAGTTTGATGACTCCATTGATATTATGAATCGAGACTCCATAAAGGGGCAATCCATGGAACTTTCTGAGGATTATGAAGGAGACTTTGGTGATGATAATCTGTTCCACTTTACTAAATTTAAATTCTTTGGGGCGTGTGGACTTGGTTTTAATGTAGAACCAGCAATGAAAAATTCTACAATAGAACTTCAATTTACTTATGATAGCGTTAGAAGTGAAATAAATAATAGAATTGAACAATTCAAAAAGTACTTCTCAATGGAAAGCAATGAAACACCAATTAATAAAAATAAATATGAGGAGGTTCAGGTAGTGAAAAAGCATAAAAAAGAGATTGCTGCCAAATTTAGTTTAACTGCTAATCAACTTTATGATGAACTATCGCGAGTTCTAAATGAATTCAAATTTACAACTGAAAACTGGTATGGAGAAGAGGTTGAAGTTAGTAAGTATTATCTGCGCGACTATGACGAGAACTTTGTCTATGCTGTAAATCGTCAAGAAGGATACATTGATGTGAAGATTTCGTATTCAATGAATGGAGACAATCCTGTATTTGATCTCAATAGTGTCACTCGAATTAAATATGTCCCTCAAGATTGGGAAGGGTCAGAGGAAGAAGACGTTGTAGAGAATAACTTTTCAATTAAGTTAGTTGAGGAAGCCAAGAAAAGTTTTGAGGCACTAAAGAAGGATAATAAAAATATTCTTCAAAAACTGTCTGAAAAAGAAGATGCATTTATTAATTTAAGTGAACAGTTTTCCGCCATTAAGGATGAGTTAATTGAAAGTAAAAGAGAAGTTGAATCTCTAAGTAAATTTAAACAAGAGAAAGAAACGCAAGAACGTAAGGATAAGATCGATTCTATTTTTGCAAAATATGCAAAACACTTAAATAAAGAAGAAATTGAAACACTTCGCGTGAAGGAGTCTTTATTTGATAAATATGAAGATTTTGAAAGGGAAATAAAATCTTATGTATGCGATAAACTCTTGGTAGACAATAGAAATGATGTATCTAATACAGTATTTAATAGAATGGGTCTTCCGCCTGAAGATAGTGTTTCCAATAGCACGGAGTCCACTAGCGTTTGGGACAGACTTAGCAAAAATAAACAATAAAAAAATAAGGAGTTGTTTTAAATAATGGCTAACGCAGTTGTTAAAATTGGCAAGATGGCTTCTACTAACGTAGATAGTTTTCTTAAATCTGTTCAGTTGAACGTAGATGCGCAGAATGGTTCTCATGTTGTTCTAGGTACACAAGTAACTGGTGACTTGAATGTTTATAATGCATCTGCACCAACCGATGTCACCAAACAAGAAGTTCTTATTGTCGAGTCCCCTGTGCTTGTCGAAGTTAGTGGCATGCGCATCGATATCCATGATCCACGTCAATTTATTAATCCTAAAAACCGTCCTGCTCGTGCTCGACACTTAAAAATTGGTGACGAAGTAACAATTACAATTGATGGATTCAGTGCCGCACCAACTGTTGGGAAGTATGCTGTTCCGAAAAATGGTGCATTTAACCTTGACCCTGCTGCTGATCTGGCTGGTGGCACATCTGTTGCATATGAAGTTGTTTCAAAAACCGCCATTAGCATTGGTCAGGATAGAGTAGAAGCATATAAACTACGAGTTGTTAAAGCAGTTTAATAACAAATTATATTGGAGGTATAATCAATAATGGCAAAAATGGATGTAATTAATTCGCCAAAATTTCTGGCATTCTCTAAAGACGAACAAGACGTAGTTAAGGCAGGGGTAGACCTATATAAACACTATTTACACCTTACTAAGAAAGATGCACGCTATGCTGAATTTGCAACAGGTAAGACTTATGAAGAAAAAGAAAAGATCTTCAATGAGAGCCTTGTCCGTGAGTCCTTTAAACGTGCTGGCGTTTCTCAAGCAAACTTTAGCGATTCCGTAATGATGCAGAATCCTAATGTAAAATGGGCGATGTTTGCATTGATTTCTGAGGCCCTTAGTGTAATTATCCCATCCACCGTATTAGACAATTTTGCTCAGTTTGCTGAAGTGCGTAATGTAGGCTGGGGTGATAATCTTAAATTCACTGTTCCTAACAATGATTTGTTCATTGTCTCTAAAATTGCCCAAGGTATTCGACGTGGAGAGCCACAGCGTCTTTATAATTCCGATTTAACACTTACTCCAGTTCCTCATGAAGTAACTATTCAAGAGGATTTTTATCGAATCTTGGCTGGTAAAATCAATTGGGGCGAATGGATCTCTCGGATTGCTCAAAGCATCGAAACCGCAATCAGCACTGATGTATACAACGCATTCTATGGTTCGTATGCAAACCTTAACGCCAAATTTAAGGAAGCTGCTTTTGATAAAGACGCTTTTGTAAAATTGGCTCAACGTGTACAAGCAAGCAATCGTGGTGCTCGAACAGTTGTATTTGGAACTCAGATTGCGCTTAGCAAAGTTATCCCGGACGCTGACTTTGTTAAATTTGGGGTTGGTCTTGGTGAGGAATACACGCGTATGGGGTTCCTTGGAAACTTTATGGGCGCGGACTTGTATAAACTTGATCAACGCATCAAACCTAATGACCCTGACTACAATTTTGCTATTCAAGATGATGCATTATACTTTGTAAGCGTTGGAGTGGATCGTCCAGTCAAAATTGGATTTGAGGGAAATGTCCTTATTAATCAAAGTCAATTTGGGGCTAACGCAGATAATACAGTAGACCACAATGTTCAACAACTTTGGGATGTAGCTGTTGTTAGTTCTGCGAAGCATGGCATTATGAAGGTGTGAAACTGATTATGCCTTTTGGGGATTGCATTAAGCACTCCCCTTTTATTTATTCAAATTTCAAAGGGAGATGTTTTAATGGCGAGACAGGCTACTGTTAATAAAGAGGAACTTCAAACTGATTTAGTGACTGAAAATGAGATGTTGAAAACCGAAATTTCTGAACTAAGACAAATGTTCCAACAACTTATGGAAACTCAAAAACTTCAATTGCAAGAGAAAGAAATGAAAGTTGAGGATTCTCTTACAATTAATGATGATGTATCTATCATTCCTCCCAACAAACTTATCAACATCACAAGCCTTTACTCTGGGGGAATGACACTTAGGGCTAATAATAAGCCAATTCGATTTGATAAGTTTGGCATTACACGACCTGTGACATTTGAAGATTTGACATACATTTGTAGTAATCATCGTAATTTAGCCGAAGAAGGATGCTTCTTTATTCATGATCAAGAAGCAGTAAAAGCTTTATATTTGAATGATTATTATATACATTTTGTCAATAAGCCAACAATTGAAAACTTAATCACTCTTAGTCATGAAAAGATCTCAGACATTTTTAATAATCTCACTGATACCTTAAAAGAGACCGTGGAAGATATTATTGTTAATGGAATTATTTCGAATGATAGCAAGTATGCAGATAGAAACAAGATTGACCACATTAGTAAATTGTGTGGCAAAAATCTTTATAAAATAGCTCAAGATCAAATCACAGACTAAATGCGAAGGGGTGATATTATGACAACACCCTTTCAAAATATTTTCAGTAGGTTCACAGGCAAAGTACAAGACTTCACATTGGATGCCCTATTCATGTCTGATTTAAAAGCTTATGAAAGATATTTACTTGGCTTTTTAAAAAGTGCTATTCCTAATTTCTCAAAGTGCAAGAGCAATTTATCTGATCGTGATGATGAGAAAATGATGTTTAATCAGACATTAAGTGAAAAAGAAGAGGAGATTCTTTCTATTCTTCTTCAAGCTGAGTGGGCTGAAAAAGAAGTAAACAATATTCTCGATATGCGTTTAGCTCTTAGTAATTCAGACTTCAGGAGATATGCAGAAGCAAACAACTTAAAAGCAAAAATGGACTTACGTGATTCCTTACTTGAACGAATTGATCGAAAGATTGTTGAATATACTTACGAGAATTATGACTTTGGGTCACAATAGAGGTGGGATAAATGGGATTCTATGATGCTTATAAAGCTAGATTGTCTGTTTCTCCACCCACCCCAAGAAGCTATAATATCGACTTGACACAAAGAGTTATTGCAAATACTTTTTATGATTCACCATCCTACTATCAGGTTAAACGAATTACCCAAAAAACCGCTCAAACACTTGATTGTTGGATTGTCAGTGACTCAAAAACTAAAGAATTAAAAAATATTCAAGCTCATCCTAATCAGACTATTGATTTTGGAGACTACATTATTTGGAAAAACGAATATTGGCTTACCCTAATTATTGATTCCACTGGAGAGATAAACACATCTGGACAAATTCAGAAATGTATATCTACTCTAAAATGGCTAGATTCAGATGGTTTAGTTAAAGAGGAATGGTTTACTTATCGCCTTGATTTCTATCGAGGTGCTGGCGTAAATGATGACAAAGTCATCACGATGCCCTCAGAGAGACGATATATATATGTTCAAAAAAATGAAGATACCTTGAGATTAAGAAAGGGACAACGATTTATATTTGATGGTAGACCTTGGAAACTGACTGCAATAGACGGCCTTTTATCAGGATTGATCTATTTTGAACTTGAGGAAGACGAATTCAATTCCGTTAAAGACAATTTAGAGCTTGGAATCGCTGATTACTATAATAATGTTGCCGAATACTCAGTTACAATCTTAAATGGGAATTATGTATCATTTGAGAAATCACAAACACTTCAACTTAATGTAGAGGTAAAAAATCGAGGAGTTGTAATTGACTCCCCTACCCTATTCTACTCTGTCAGTGATGACTCAATAGCTACTATTAACGAATCGGGACTTATATCTCCTCATAAAAAAGGGCATCTCCTTGCTTCCGTCACATTCAAAAATGTATCGACTCAAATCGAAATCAATATCACTGAAACAGTCACACACAATTACACTGCTGAAATTGTTGGTGATTCTTCTCTGAAGGTAAAATCGTCTAAGACTTACTCTTGTATATTTAGACGAAATGGAGAAGTAATTCCTGATAAAAGTATCTTTTCATTGACTTCTGATGACGGTATCTCCCCTACTGATTTGGCTGTGATTGTTGTTCAAGATCAATTAAATAACACTTGCACAATAAAAGCAGGTGAAAAGACTGGGTACATTTGGCTTCATGTCAGAAATGATAATGGTTTAACTAAAAATAAAATAAGAATACAACTAAAACCCCTATTTTAAAGGAGGCGCATAAATGGGACAAGCAATTGTTAAAATTAGTGAACTCGGTGTAGAGAGTTTTATTACAGGAACAAATAATAACTATCTTATGTTTAAGGTAATCCCCTATGCGAAACAAAGTAGCAGCGGAACTGATAATATTTATAGTTTTTCTGGAATTTCAGCAAGTGAAATTATCGAAGCAGATTTGGATGTTGCTCTTACGGGAAACAATTATGCCTTTTCTGTTGGCACTGACAACAAGATCAAGCTTGCGTTCGCAAAAACATTACATTCGACAAAGGCCTCCGCTATTGAAGCGCTAAAAAATGTAGAAGTTACATATATTCAAGGTAATTTGAAACCTGATGGTAGCAATTATACGTTGATTGCACGCAATAGCCTTGGTGAAGAGGTGCACCGTACTACTCCTGCAACGCTTGATAAAATCGTAACGATCATTTCCACGCTTGTTGATACCAGAGATGTTGATGTAGATGGGACTATTGAATTTAGAGTGCTGAAGAATTACATCAATTCGTAAGGTGCTGCAACATGGCAAGATTTAATGAATTAAGTGATTACAAGTTCACCATAATTAATCGATTATTGGATTGCGAAGAACTATGTAAAGCAATATGTTACAACGATACAGATTTCCTTATGAAGTCTAGTGTGAGTGATCCAGCAGATAAATTGGTTTATAATCATATCTTTCCTTATCGGTTTATTCCTGAAGTGAATGAATCTAAGAAGACATTCATAACACTGTCTCTTCGGAAATTCCAACTAATTAATAACAGTTTCAAAAAAGGTCTAATTTACTTGAACATTTTCACACATCGAGACCTATTTAAAACAGATTATGGTTGTACACGCATTGATTTTATTTTGAATAAAGTCGATGAAATGTTTAATCAGAAACGCGGAATAGGAATCGGTCAACTTGAATTTGTTGATATGGATGAGATTGTAGTAAATGAAAAATATCAAGGAAGTTATATCTGCTACAAACCAGTTGATTTTAACTAGGTGATTGACATGTGCGATAGAATTAGACTATTTCTTGGTAAACCAATATGTGTCAATAACATCAATATCTATTCTCCTACCATCGATGGAATTGCTGAGATCGGCGAAGTTGTTTATAACATATATATCACTTTAGCGTCGTTCAATAAAGAAGTAATACTGAAGACTTTGTTTGGAATTAGTAATGAAAATTACTCATTAATCGAAAATGAGGATACATTTGATATTCTAACTTCCATTCCTGCTGTTGTGCATGAAACAGAGAAAGCATTCTCATTTTTTACCAAATCTGACGTAAAGTATGACTTAACCTCATCTTCATACATGGTTGAAAATTTAACATTTGTCAACAAAGGAAATTATCTAGAAGTTTCTGAGATGCTTAAGAGACTAAATGGAATGGCTATTGACGAGAACAAAACCATAAAGTTTAAGAATGAGAAAGCTAAGAAAATGTATGAAAAGTTAATGCAACTTAAAGGTAAAAATGTGAATAATGATGCCGATTCTCTCGAACTGAAGGACATGCTCTCAATACTTTGTAATGCCGATGGGAACGGGATTGATGTATTTAATATTGGTAAGCTTACTGTTTATCAAGTATATGAGCACTTTGAAAGATTGAATATAAAAGAACAACATAAAAGGCTATTAAATGTTTGGGCTAATGGTCACTTAAGTAGTGAAGATAAATTACCCGAATGGATTACAAAAAGTAAATTATGATTATTTAAGGAGGAATAATTAAATGGTTCTTCAACTAGGACGTTATGGCTCTAGAGAGATTATGGACTTGCAAATATTTAATTATGTTACGAAAAAACCATATATGACTATGGATTACGCCACTTCCACCCAAACAGAGAATACAGCCGAAACTGTATATGCAAGAGGTGGTGCCGGAAATCCACGCAGGATCGCATGGAATGGGGACAAACAAACAACCGTAACTGTTGAAACTCAAATTTTCACTATGCAACATTTGGCATTACTTGCAGGTGAGGATATCGTTTCTGGCAAAAGTGAAATTTTTCAGCGCGAAGTTCTTCCTGTCGAAGATGGTGGAACAGGTAAAAAAGTCGTGAAATTAAAAAAGACACCAATAGGGACAACGGCTGATGTTGCAGTATTTGCATTTATTAATGGCATTCTTGGCGATAGTCAACAGGTGGAATCGATTAGCAATAGCGAAGTAACGCTCGCTGCTTCTGCAACTGCTGCGATTGGAAGTGAAGTTGAAGTGTACTATAGATGGCAAGCAATTGACTCTAAAAAACTTTCGTTCACATCCAAAGGGTTCCCTCCTTATGTATTTATGGCAGGCAATACTATTTATCCCGATGAAATTTCTGGTGATGTGGTATCTGCACAATTGAAGTATTACAAAGCCAAATTGCAACCTAACTTCACTATTAGCAACTCTCCCACAGGTGATCCGAGTTCTTTGAGTTTGAAATTTGACGTGTTCCCTGTAAAAGTAAATGGTGTCGATACGCTATATGATATGGTGATCTACGAAGATTAATAAATTATGAAAGGCAGACTTAAAATTCTGCCTCTCATCTTGAGAAGCTCTTGATAATGTGAGGGCTTTTGAATATGAGAATAAAACATATTTTTAAAGGGAGTGTTATTGAATGAGTAAAACAGTAAAGAACCTGTCTATGAGTCTAGTTAAGAAACAGGATGCAGCGAAGTACAAAGATAAAAAGCGAGTAAATTTTGATGATGTGAAAGTAGATGTTGATGTTGTATTCCGCCCTTCTAAAAGAAATCTTGTTGTGGCTGAGATGTTAGATGTACTACATAATGCATTAGTTGAAAAGAGAAAAATGGATGGAGGGATTGGTCTTATTATAAGTAATGCTTTAATTGTTAAGCACTTCACTTCCATTGAAACTGATGCAGAAGATTATGAAGGACTAATAAATATGTTAACTCTTCTTACAGATGGTGAGTATCTAGAAAAAATTATGACTGCTTTTGAAAAAGAACAACTTGAAATCATGTATGAAGAACTAAATAAAGCTATCTTGATGACTAAGGAAATCATTGAAACCGAAACTGAAAAAGCAAAAGTTGAAGGTGAGAAGGATGCCGACGTTCAATAATCTTGCTGATTTAAATAAGTTTTTGTCTTCAGCAATTGGGCAACAATTGTTGTTCAATCAAGACTCAATTAAACGAGCATTACAAAGTGAAGCTGAACGTCTTCAAAAGTATTTGATTGAGGAAATAGATAAGCATCTAATGTCATATCAACCAATTGAATATGAGCGTACAGGAGCATGGCTCGAATCAATTCGTGTGAATCCAGCTAAGCGAGTTGGTAATGAATTTTCTATTAGTATTACATTTGATGATCAATTTGCTTATCATACATCTGCAATTGGTGGAGAGGACGGATATGTTCCGTGGTTAATGGAGGTTGGCTGGAAAGATCATTCCAAACAAACTCCTCATTTTAAAGGTTTTAAAGGGACACATTATATAAAAAATGCTGTTGAACGATGGAATCAAGATAATAAGTTTGGATTTGAGATCCGTGTTTACCACGGGAAAGAAAGATATATTTAATATTATTTGTCAAATGCAAGCACACAGAGGTTGCAAACTCTGAGTGTCACTAACTCATCCTAGTTGATATGTCGTGCTTGTTTCTTTTCATATCAAAATGATTAGGGTGAGGCTTTTAACGAAAGGATGAGAAATTGTTGTGAGTAAGTTCCATAAACGATACACAAGAGAAGAAGTAATCCAGATGTTACAAGATTTTTATAAAGACAAAAATATTAATCCAACTATACAACATATGAAAAATCCAATGCCCTCTCCTTACACTTTAGTGAAACTATTTGGTTCTTGGGAAAATGCATTAAGTGCAGCAGGTATATCTAAACAAAAACAAAAAGAAACAGACTATACAAAGAATGAATTAATTTACTATTTACAAAAATATTATAGAGAATTTGGTAAAGTGCCTACAACGAGAGATTTAAAGAAAAATAAATATTATCCGAGCGATTATCCATTCAGAAGCCATTTTGGAAATTTTAAAAACGCGCTTATTGAAGCTGGCTTATTTGATCTTAGAAAAGATAAAAACAATAATATTTTCGATAGGAGACCTTACAGCAAAGACGAACTTTTATATATACTTGATTGGACTATTGAACATATTGGAGAGTTGCCAACGAATGAAGTTTTTAATAGCCTGACATTTACTCCATCGACAAATTCATATATTAAATATTTTGGTGGGATGAATAATGCATTTAAAATAATAGGCTATTCACCAAAATTCATTCATAAGAACAAAACCAACGAACAATTGTTAAATGATATTATTTCTCTTTCAAAAGAGTTGGGAAGAACACCAAGCGCTGATGATATAGAAAAATCCAAATATTGTGCATGTATAAATACATACTTAGATAGGTTTGGAAGCCTATACTATGTTTACGACTTATGTAATTTATCTTACATGATGAGAACAAGATATTTAGATGATAAGCAAATTATTCAACTTTGGTATGATTTTAAAAACAAAAAAGGTAGAATACCATCTCAAGAAGAAGTGAAATATGAAGAAGAACATAAAATACACAGTGCTATATTTTATAGATGGGGAAACTATTATAACTTTATTAAAGATATTGGTGAAGAAATTAATTATTGTAAATATTTTAAAGTTTATTTAACCACCAAAGGAACAAGATGTTTTTCATATTCTGAATATAGAATAACTAAATGGTTAGAAGAAAATGAATATATGTTTGAAAAAGAAGTTAAGTATAAGGATGTTTTGCTTAATGACAACACTCATCGAAGATTTGACTGGTCTATTGAGGCTAATGGTCAAAAAATTTATGTTGAATTGTTTGGCTTAAATGGAATTGAAGAGTATGACCTTAAATCTAAAATTAAAATAGATGACTGTCGAAAAAACAACATTAATTTAATAGCGCTCTACCCAAATGATTTAAAGAGACCTTTAGAAGAGGTCTTTTCTTTTTTACAGGAAGACATCAAAGAGGTGGTTTAATGCCAAGAAAAACGTATCGCAAAGTAATAACATCCCCAGAACTAACAGAACAAATTAATTCAAAGAATAAAAAGTTGATCGATCGCTTCATAAAAGAAAAAAACACACGATGTTCTGATACAACTATTGAAGCATATGCAAGTGACTTAAACATTTTCTTTACTTGGAATCTTATAAATAATGAGAACAAGTTCTTTGTAGAAATCAAGAAAATTGAATTTGCGGATTTCTTCAGTTACTGTGTCGAAGAGTTGAAATGGGGTTCTGCTCGTTTTGGAAGGATGAAATCATGCCTAAGCTCTTTATCTGAATTCATTATCCGTTATTATGATGAAGATTACCCTCAATTTCGTAATGTTATCCTGAAAGCAATTGAATCGATGCCGAGAAATCCTGTTAGGGAAAAAACTATTCTGTCTGAGGAGCAGGTAAATAGTTTGCTAAATTATCTAAAAAATGAAATTAAAAGACCGCAGGAAGCATGTCTTCTTGCTTTGGCTATTGCAAGTGGAGCAAGAATATCCGAATGGCTGCGATTTACAACTGACCTCATAGATGAAAACAATACAGCTTTTGATAATATGTTTTTAGAGACCACAAAGAAAATCAAAACAAAGGGACGTACTAAGTCTGGCAAAGTAATTGAGAAATATATTATTAAAGACTTATTCTTACCTTATTATAAAGATTGGCTAGTGGAACGAGAAAAGATTATGAAAGCAAAAGAAGTAGAACATAATTCAATTTTCATTCGAAGAGATGGTAAACCTGCTACAGTAGAAACAGTAAGAGGATGGATTCAGAAATGGGAAAATTATTTAGGAGTTCCATTCTATCCACATTGTCTCCGTCATTATATAACAACTTCTCTCAGTCGTCTTGGGCTTAGTTCAGATTTTATTGTTGAGGTGATGGGTTGGAGTTCTACTGATATGGTAAAAGTTTATAACGATTTAACGGCCAAAGAAAAGAAATGGAAAGATCTTGATAAACTTAAGGCTCACATCTCTAAGGAAAAATGAGAATGAAAGGATGATTTCATGCCAAAGTACGAATTTAGCGATAATCAGATTCGCAACCTCCTTACATTCTTGGATCGAGCGGAAATTAAAGGCTTCCATGAGATTCAAGCAATTAATGATATTGTGTCCATTCTGAACAATCCACTACAATGCGATTTAGATAACCGTAACCAGTCCAATTAATTTAACATCTCTAAAGGAGGTACCAAATATGTCTGACAGAAACACACAAAAATATATAGCAGGAATAGACCTGTCGTATGACATTATTAAGTTACTTGAAAAGTATGACCTAACAGTTAAAGAAGCAGAGCATACTTTGGAAAAAGCAAAAGAAGATCTTCCAAAATACGCTCGCTTGGTTTTAAAATAAAAAATCATCTTATGAGAATTGTTTTCTTTTGTTCGTCAACAGTTAACTCTGCCCTAGTATGAATTATTCTAAATCCAGAATCAAGAAATATTAATTCTGCAAGTATGCCTTGATCGTCTTTAGCAATAACGTTTTTCCCACTTTCGGAAATAAAAATCCGAACTGATTGTCGAGTCTCTATTGACCAACCATTAATATTAGCCAAATTAATCACCTCCTTTTTTCGTCAATACCTAATATTCGACATTATTAAACATATTCCTCCATTTATTTTTCTTGTTGGAAAAATTAAGCTTAAGAATGCCAAATTTACATAGGACTCTTTGATAAATCAGACTGCATCTTATTTAGGTGCAGTTTATTTTGTTAATGAGAAACAGAATAAAAAATGAGTTTTATCGGGAGAAGGCAAATTGCCTCTCCTTTTTTATTTTTCTGAAAAGGAGAGGTTCAAATGTCTGACTTAAGGATACTAGTATCGGCAACATTGAATGAAAAACGTTCAATTGTTGATCTGAATGAAGCAATCAAAAAAATACAAAACGATCCAGCGCTACAAAAGTTAAAACTAAATATTGACATCGACCAAAAGTTTGCAAAATCAATTAATGAATTTACAGATGCGTTAAACAAAATGAAACAAGTTTCAGAAAATCAGAACAAAGTTATTTCTGAAAACACTGAGATATTCAAAAGACTTGATGGAACTGTTCAACAAGTTACACAGAAGGTTTTAAAGAATGGCGAAATCATTCAGCGAACCAAAACGATTCATGATGAAAACAAAAAAGCAATGGTCGATGAAAGTCAGGCAGCAACAAAACTGGCTGAAAGTATAGATAAATTAAATAAAACAGAGATTGACTCAATCACTATTAATAAAAATAGATCCAATAAACCAACAGGATACACAATCAAGTCTTCAGAAGGTTACTCAGTTACCACAAAACGTCTTGAGCCTGATGGTGAAACCCTAAAAAGTTCCACAACTACGACAAATTACTTGAAACAACGTCTTGATGAGATCAAAGAGCAAAAAAGAATAAATGAGCAAGCAGAAGCCTTAGATCGTGCTCATTTTATGGCTATTCGTGATAACAATAAACGAATTGAAGAAATGGAAAAACTTCATACCCTTGCCCTACAACAAAACCTAAAAAGGGATGAAGATTATTTAAACAAAAAAGCATTACTTCAAACTAGGATAGCAGATTTAAAAAGAAGATATAGTGGTGATACCAATGTAGTAACATCATTGTCTGAGTTAGAAAGAAGCCTCTCTTCAGTTTCCAAAGTCGGTTATGCTAAAGGATTCAAAGAAATTGAACTTAGTATAAAGCGTATTGGGTCAGAAGCAAAAACAAGTGGTAGCAATGCTAGATCAATGAGTGAGGAAATGGGTATTGCGCTATCCCGTTTAACCACTTGGGGCCTTGCGACAACAGCAATTTATGGTACCAAAAGAGCGCTTGAGCAAATGATTAAGACTATCATTGAACTAGACTCTCAAATTGTTCATCTAAAGAGAGTTATGGACGAAGATACTAATTTTGATCAGATGTTAAAAGGTTCAACAGACATCGCAAACCAACTGGGTCAGAAAGTAACTGATATAAATAAAGCTCTTATTGATGCTGCACAAGCAGGATATAAATCTCAAGAAGCCCTCGATATCACAAAAACATCAGTTGTAGCATCCAATGTTTCTGATATGTCTCCTCAACAAGCAATGAGTGACATGATCGCCGCTATGAAGGCATTCAATATTGAGGCAAAAGATTCAATTAAGATCGTAGACAAATTAAATGAGGTCGATAATAACTATTCAGTTAGTACAAGAAACTTAGCGGATGCTGTAACTCATGCCGGTGCCGCTGCTAAGACGTATGGTGTTAGCCTCGATCAACTGATCGGATATACAACTGCTATCGGTGAGGTTACAAGGGAATCAGGCTCTGTAATTGGTAATATGCAAAAGTCTATCTTCTCTAGACTTTTTACAGATGCATCAATATCAGCTCTACATAGTGTAAATGTTGAAGTACTTGATTTTAATGGTGAGAATAGAAAAGCATCTGAAATACTCTCCGACTTAGGAGAAAAATGGAAATCTCTTTCGGCAACTCAACAAGCAAATGTTGGTGTTACTGTTGCTGGCCGAAATCAACTCACGAGGTTCTTGGCATTAATGAATAACTGGGATACAGCAGTTAAGGCTACTCAAACAAGCCTAAACTCTCAAGGCTCAGCAATGCGTGAGAACAGTCAATATATGCAGTCGATGCAAGCAAAAATAAATCTACTTGCTACAGCATGGGAGCATCTGTCTTATACAGTTGGCAATAACGGATTAAAAGGACTCTTTACTGGGATAGTCGAAAGTCTCACAAAACTAAGCAAAGGTTTTGCTGAGTTAACAGAGGCTACAAACGGTTGGAATATCAAACTCCCTCTAATTGCTGGTGGGGTTTATGGAGCAGTAAGGGCAATCCAAGTGTTAAGTCTCTCTATTAAAGGACTAAAACTTTCATTAGGTTTGATCGGTATTGGATTAGTTGCAGTGGAAAGTCTTATTTCTTATTTCATGGAATCCAAAAAAGCTGCGGAACTTAATACTGAAGCGTTAATTGAAAATGCAAATCAAACAAAATCCAATGCAGATAAACTCGAAGATTTAGTTAATAAGCATAACCAATTGAAGTCTGAAGTTGACAATGGTTCAGGATCACAAGAAGAGTTGCAAAAGGTCCTTTCTCAGATCAATGATTTATATCCACAATTGATTCAGAGGACTGGGGAACACGGTAAGGCGCTTAGTCTTAATACAGAAGAAGCTAAGAAACAAATTGAAGCATTGAGGCAAATGTCAAACGAGCAACTAAAATTGGCTCAACAGGCTAATGCCATGAAGATTAATGATCTCGAATCCAAGATTGAAGAAGCAAAAAACAAACTTAAATCAAAGGGCGAAGAAACTACTAATAAGTTTAACCAAAAAGTCGAACTAGAAGTATTCTTCAACGCAAAGACCGCTGAGACCGCAAAAGAAAATTATCGTAAGATGGTTGAATCTCTTCAATCACAAATGGACTCTGATAAAAGCGGTCAAAATTATTTAGCAATAAAACGTCAAGTAGATGAACTTAGTGAAAAGTATAGGCAATTCAATGTTTTGCTTCGCGAAAGTGGAGCCTCGTTTGATGAATATTATAATATTGTGAAAGATAAGCAGGGCTTTGAACAAGAATTAAAAGGAGCAACACAAGAAAAGAAACTCATTAATTCGCTTCTTGAGGGGAAAGCTGCGTTAAAAAAATCAACAGAAGAAAGCAAAATAGTTGTTGATGAAGAAACGGAAGCTATCAAAATAAGAAATGACAGGCTCCTTGATCTGGCTGGAATTCAAAGAAAGTTAGCTGAAACACTTGAAACGACAGTAGAAAAAGCAAAACCACTAAATGACGCAATCGACAAACTGAACGAAGGTCATTCGTTAACATCAAGTGAGATTACTGGTCTACTGAAGAATTATCCCGATTTATTTAATGCATTTACTGAAGAAAATGGACACTTAAAGATTAATACTCAGGCCCTTGAGACAAAGCGAGACGCAATTATTAATGAGGCTACTTTATCTATAGATGCTGAGCAAAGAAAGGTTGATGCACAAAGAACGGCACTTGCTGCAAGGTTAACAGCTTACTCTGATGAAATTAAAGCCATTAAATCAGCAGCAGAAGCCAAATCCCTTCAAAGCAAAATTTGGCAAGAGGCTGAAGATGCAATGCGTAAAGATGGTGTTGCTGGACCAGCATTTGTTCCATCTCAAGATTTAGACGCACTTGAGGCTATCGGAGCAGCACAAGAAACCATTGATAATATAAGAAAAGCAGCTCAAGGTGGTTTTAAGTTTGATAATAATATCAACTCCAAAAAAGAAAAGAAACAAAAACAAGAAATCCAACTCAAGGATGCATTAGAAGAACAGGATTTAACCAAAGAACTTATTGCTTCCTTCCAAGGAGAATATGAAGCACGCAAGAAAATCAATGAGGCCATTGAGCGCAGGATTAAACTTAACGAGAAGCAGAAAGATTATAACAAAGCTATTACTGAAACAACCGAACTTATCAAATCTCAAGAGCAATCTGTATTGGATTTAGAATCTGCCAATCAGAAACTTCATCAAGAAGCAAATCAAGTTAGAGACAACCATAGTAAATTTAATAAAACTGACTTATCTAATGAGGAGTTTTTCAATTCTTGGTTTGACATTAACGATGAAGCAACACCTGCTTATAAGGAATTTATAAATACATTTGCAAAAAGGTCACAAGCAATTCATGATGATAACTCATTGAGCAACGAAAAGAAAAACGAATTGATTGACGATCTCAAAAAGCAGCAAAAAGAAGCAGAAGATACATTCCAACATCTACACCTACTGAAGAATGCTTATGCAGACAATACAGTTAAGATTAACGAGATGTCGGATGCTATTGAAGTTTCAAATGAACGGATTAGAAATTTCCGTAAGCAAGCTACCGAAGAGTTGTTAAAATCTGTCGATGTTCAAATTCAAAAGTCCGAACTTGCTATGTCTGCTTACACCGATACATCTAGTGAATACCGAGCAGAACAGGAAAAACAGATTGGACTTTTACAGACAAAGATGGATATTGTCAACGCTGAACGTGAGGCAATTGAGACACGTCTAAGTAGCGGTAAACTTTCAACAGACCAAATTAAGTTGGAAAATGAACGATTGAATGAACTAAATGTTAATCTGTCTGAGTTGGGCAAAAAACAATCAGATCTTCGATTCAGCAAGATATCAAGTGAGATTAAAGAAAGTGCTGACAAACTCCAAAAGTATGATGATGAATTGAAAATTTCCAAGGAACGTATGGAAATGTTTGATGAAAAATCTAAGGAGTATAGCGCTGAGCTTACTAATCAAACTAAAATCTTGAAAGATAAGTTGTCTGCTGAAGAGGCTCATGAAGCAATGATTCGTAAGTCTATGGAGACAGTGGGGTTAACTGCTGAAACATATGCCAAACTTAAAGATGAACTTAGGAAGACCATATTGGCACAAGCAGATACGATTGGTGCTATGAAGCAAAATGTACTTGATCAACAAAAGAAGCTTGCTGATGACGTAATTGAGATTTATAAAACGATGTATGAGAAGCAAAAAGAAGTTCGCCAGAAAGCTTTGGAAAAAGAAGAAGAGGAACTTGAAAAGTCTCATAAGAAAAAAGTTGATGCGCTTGACAAGGAAATGAAGAAATATGAAGAACTTGTTCAAGCTAAACTTAAAGCTCTTGATGATCAAGCGAGTGAAGATGATTATAATAAACAGCTTGCCAAGATGCAAAAAGAACGAGATGAGATTCAAAAGCAAATTGACATTAAATCCCTAAACAATTCTCCAGAAGCTAAAGCTGCATTAGCCGATTTAAATAAAAAGCTGGAAGAGAAAAATGAGGAAATCGATAAGTTTACAACCAATCGGTCACGTGAGCTTCAAAAGAAAGGCTTGCAGGAGCAACTTGACGATAAGAAGAAGAATGTTGACGCTGAAAAAGAAACTGCTGATAAAACACTTGAAAATGAGAAAGAGCGAATCAAAAAGCAAAAAGAATACTGGGATAGATACTATGACAATCTCATAAATGACGACCGCAGGTTCGCTCAGATTCGAGAAGAAATTATGCGAGGTAGTACGGAACGTGTTAAGCAAGATTTCGATGGCTTTAAGTCATTCTTAGTTGCTAATAACGAAACTATTGGTCAAAGCATCTCTTTGAATCTATCTGACAAGATGGATACTGTTTCAAGCAAACTTCAAACAACATCCGAAATGTTGAGATCCACGGTTGGCAATCTTGCAAACGAATTCAATAACAATTTAGCCAAGTCACTGGATAATGTTTTATCTAAATTAAGAGAAATAGATAATTTGAAATTTGGTAATATGACTTCCCAGATTTCAAATATCTCAAGCATTATTGATGAGATGAGGAAAAATAGTGTTGATTGGCATTCGTCAAGTCCTGAAGATCAGAAGAAATTGGAGCAAAGAAACGATCAATTAGGTCAATCAATTGGAGCATCTAAGGATAAGTATGGGGAATGGACTAAAGACGGCAATCGACTATTTTCCATTTATTATGTAGCTCAAAATCCTGAAGAGCAGCAACGCATTGATAAAATGAAGCTAAACTCGCAAGAGTGGAATCGTGCTGACCAAAACAGAAAGAAAGAACTTGAGCAAGCTAATCAATGGATGGGAGAAAATATTGGAGCAACCTATGGAAATGGAACTTGGTTCAAGAATGGATTGCCCCTTTACCATGATGGAGGAATTGTTGGAGGTAAAGGTACTCCTTTGATGGAAAGACTCCACAAGATGTTAAATCTCGGTGATGGCGAAGAGTTATCAATTCTGAAACAAGGTGAACTGGTTATCAAAAACAACCCGATTGATATCATCAGTAATTTAATTAGCAAGATCAAGTTACCTGACTTTTCGAACTTATCGTTCCCAAAGGTTGCTGCTGGTACTGCTGGCAATAGCCTTACAATTAGAATTGATAACGTAATTGGTGATAAAAAAGGTGCGGAGGATGCGGCAGAGATAATTTACAGTAAGCTTCGTGCCAAAGGATGGGTGTAATATGAAAGAGGGAATTGATTTTTATTATGATGGTGTTTACAGCTTAGACATGGGCCTAATTAATTGTAAGGTAGAGAGCGGCTTCTTTGAGGAGCCATTTCTATCTCAACGTGAAATACATGAGATTTCTGTTAGAGGGAGAGATAAGCCCTATTTTCAAGGGGTGAAGCGCTCTCCTCTTTCATTTTCTTTAACTTTTGCATTTGTTGATTATTATGATGAAGAGAAAATAAGAGCAGTAGCAAGGTGGCTGAATAAGGATAACTACAAACCATTTTATACTAGCGATAATCCAGAAAGGATTTTTTATTGCATGTTAGAATCAGAGTCCACACTTTTACATAACGGATTAAAGCAAGGGTATGTAAATCTTAAATTTCGTTGTGATAGTCCTTATTCTTATTCCCCTGTCTACACATCAAAACTCTATGAATGGGATGAAGTACCTGTAACATTTGGTGAATCAACATTTACTAATGGAATCTTGACCAATGTAACGACAGACGCTAATGGAGATTTAATATTGAATTCTGCAAAGATGACATGGCAAAATATCCCCTCAACAATGACATGGAAAGATTTATAAGAAAGGAGGTCCCACATGTCAACAACAACAGGTAAACTTGGATTAATAAAGCCCGGAATATCTGACGAGGTGCAGCAAACTATTATTGACTTGGCTTCTAACTTTCAGAAACTTGATGATGTTGCTGAAATATATATGAGTAATGCGCCAACGCAGGGTAATTGGAAAGTTGGAATCAGAGTATGGAAAAGTAGCCCTAACATTGGCGATTATGTAGGATGGATCAATATTCGTCAAGGGGAAGCGTGTCCTAAGTGGAATCCACTTTTTCAGTATAATATGGGCGATAAAATTGTTCTTATAAATGATAATGGACATTATTATGAGTGCTTACAAACAGGCAGGAGTGGCCCTATTGAGCCTTCCTTTCCCACAACAGCAGGAGGATCAATTAATGATACACAAGGGGGGACTAGTTGGATTCCTACCCACTCATACAAACTAAATGAAGTTGTGTTCCCATCAATGGATAATAATCGCTTCTATATTTGTACCGTATCAGGTGTTTCGGGAGCAACTGAGCCAGTATGGTCAACTGTAGACGGAGGAACAGTTTCAGATGGGATGGTCGTATGGACAGGTTACCGTATTGTTAAATGGATCGAAAAAGGAACCTCTGCACTCTTCAGAAATTTTGGGAAAATAGATTGAGGTGAGACAATGACGACTTGGGCAGGATTAACAGGTTTCATCGGTTTTCGTGTATCACCCGACTTCCCTTTGAACCTTGATGGCGATGGTGCATTCAGTAAAATTTCTTGGAATGCTACAACACCTATAGGCACATTGGTTAAAGTTGAGACGAATGTATCATTCAATAATGGACTTGATTGGAAAGATTGGAGAGAAGCGACTAATGGAGGCAGTATTCCAGATATTCATCCAACCAGTTCCCTAAAAAACGCATTAATCAAATATCGAATTACGGAAGAAACGAATGAAAAGGGAAAAACACCTATATTTCATGACGTTTCTTTTTATTTTGAACCAGTTCTCGATATCGATAATAAAGGAGACGTTGATTTAAAACCCGAGATATGGATAACGAAAGTAGGCAACGGTGATTTCTCACTTATTAATACTTCAAACGCAAATGATGAATTTAAATTTACATCTTTAATAGATGGTGAAGTCGTTTATGTACATAACGAGAACGAAGATATCGAAACAAGTTTGTCAGCTACTTACCGCTATAAAAATTTTAATGACCATTATTTGACCCTACCTTATGGTGAAAACGTGTTTCGAGTTATTGGTAATGCAAAGTTGAAATTTAGGTATTCGTACAAAACTCTCCAAGGGTAGGTGTAATAATGTTAGGTGAAATAGATTTTAATAAAAAGCCAATACAGCCAAAGTTCTTTTTAGCTAAACCAGATCGGACAATTATTGCAAAGTTAAGTGAGGCATACAATGTAAATATTAAAGAGCGTGTCTCAACTCTTAATGAGTTAAGTTTGGACTTACCTTATGATATAGACTTTAATCATAAAATTATTCGAAATAAGAATGTTGACTTGTTAAAAGAAAGGTACCAAATTCTAGCCAAACTCGGAAATGAACAGAAATGGTACATAATTCATCAACTTGAAGACAAGATGGATGAGAACAAGGATGTTAAGACGGTTAAAGCTATTTTGCTGCCACATGAGTTAAGGGATAAAACTTTACGCTCAGTTAAGCTGGAATCAAAAAATGCAAAGCAAGCTCTAAATACTGTATTAGCATCTACACTCTGGTCTCTCGAAAATCTTGATGCAGATTTTGAATTAACATATCGTGATTTTGATTTTCCAAGTAACACCGTATTGGATGCGGTTGATAAAATAGCTGAAACGTTCAATGCAGTAATTCAATGGAATACTGAAGCAAGAACACTTAGCCTAGTTAAACCTGAATTCATTGGCATTAATCGTGGATTGAAATTTTCTTACGGAAAGTACATGAAAACTCTAGCCAAAGAAACAAGAACAGATGAAATGGTGACCAGATTAAAAGCATTTGGTAAAGATGGAATGTCAATCGAGAGTGTCAATAGTACAGGCCAAAATTTCCTTGAGGATTTCAGCTATTTTATGTATCCCTTTGAAAGAGATGCAAATCGTAATGTAATCGATCATAGCGAGTATATGAGTGATTCTTTGTGTCATGCTTTACTTGATTTCGAAGCTTTAATTAATAGCAAAAAGGATGAATTCAGTAAACTTTTAAAGGAAAAAGAGGGGCTTATTGATCAACAATCAAAGAGAGATGCTGAGTTGAAGAATCTCAAAAATCAGGAAAAAGTAATTACTGATATTCAACTATTGCAACAGTTTGATCAAAATATGTGGTTCTATAAATTTAATTATAATGGATCTCATACTGTTCAAAATACAACAATTAGGCCAACATATTATTATACCGTTCTTGGAAAAGTATCGGATTCATCTAATATTACTATCTCTTTAGATGGGAATTCTAAAACCTTAATTAGAGGACAATGGACTGTACTTGGTAAAATAAAGGGAAAGTCAACAACATCTTTTGAAGTGAATGGATCAGCGCAAGGAACAGAGGTATTTATTCAGATTGCTAATATTACAGAAGGTGAGTATACAGAAGCAAATAACGAATCTGCATTAATCGAAAAATACAATGTGGATAATAAACAAATGCAGATTACAGCAAAGCAAAATGAGATAAAGAATATCAATGATCAAATTGCATTAGTTAATAAGCAAATTGGAGAATTGAAAAAGGTTCTTGCTGCTGAAAACAATTTTACGAAAGAACAAATTATTGAATTGAATCCGTTCATCATTGAGAAAGAATTTGTTGACGAAAAATTTATTGATCCCAAGGATTTAATGAAAGCAGCTAAGGAAAAGTTTGAAGAGATAAAGAGACCGCAAACTTCAATTAAAATTGATATTGTAAATTTTCTTGAGGTTGTTGAAGAGCAGCGCAATTGGAATAAACTGCGTCTTGGTGACGAAGTGATTATTCAATATGAAAGATTTAATACAAAAGTAACAGCTAGAATTATTGAAATTGAGTATGATTTTGAGAACTTTAACATCAACCTGACTATTGCTAATGTAAAAGAGATTGATGATAAAGCAGATAAACTAGCAAAATATATTAATCGTGGAATGAATACGGCAGTAACTGTTGATATGTCGAAAAATAAGTGGACAAATACAATTCATCAAGCCAGTGAAATAAGTGAAATTCTTGATCGATTCTGGAATAAAGTCACAAATACAATCAATATGGCGAACAATGAGTTTGTAACCATAGACCGTAAGGGAGTTACTATCATTGATCCCAATGACCACAGTAGATTTTTAAGAGCAACGCATGGAGCACTTGCATTGACTCGTTCGAATGGAATCCGATTCGAGACCGCAATTACGCCGGATGGATGTCAAAAAGAAAAATTAAAAATGAAGAAAATAAATAACATAATTTTATCTTAGTATCCCACACATGACATTCCTGTTTATATATCCATCGGAATGTCATGTATTTTTATGAGGTGATTTTATTAAATACAATACTCAAATTTTTAAAGATAAAGTATATAATTTAGTAGGCGACGAATATCAGGTTGTGAGTGAGTATGTAAACAGTAAAACAAAAATATTTTTAAGACACATAAAGTGTGAAAAAATAATTGATATTTTGCCTTCTAGTTTTCTTATGGGTAACAGATGTCGATTTTGCATGGGTGGTGTCAAGAATAGAGATACTAAATCGTTCAAAGAAGAAGTAAAACAATTGACGAATGATGAATATGTAATACTTGGTGAATACGTAAATGCAAAAACCAAAGTGCCAATAATGCATAAAAAATGCGGATATTCTTATGAAGTTACACCTGATACCTTCTTAAGCGGTTGTCGATGTCCCAAATGTAGTGGTAAAATGCGAAAAACTCATAATGAATTTTTAAAAGAAATTGAAGAAATATGTGATAGTGAGTATACAGTTATAAGTACATATTTTAATTACTCAACGAAAGTATCATTGGTTCATAATATATGCAATCATGAATACATGGTCACCCCTGCCGATTTTATTTCTGGGGGAAAAAGGTGTCCAAAATGTTTTCGAAATGACAAGAAAACCACAAAGATTTTCCAACAAGAATTGAGTAGTAAATATGGCGATGAATACACTGTATTAGGAGAATATACTGGAGCTAATAATAAAATAAAAGTCTTTCATAAAAAATGTAATAAACCTTATTACCCCACTCCTTCAAATTTACTCAGAGGTATAAGTAGATGTTCGACTTGTCAGGATTCTAAGGGCGAGGAGAAAGTTTCTAACTTTCTTATTTCACACAAAATTAACTTTACTCCACAATATTCGTTTAAAGACTGTAAGAGGATATTCGTTTTACGTTTTGATTTTGCTGTTTTTGATAATGATAACAATCTATTATTTTTAATAGAATACGATGGGGTACAACACTTTGAACCAACGTTTGGCATAAGAGCATTTAAAAACACTTTATCTAGTGACGAGATTAAGAACAAATATTGTTTATCTAAAAGTATTGAGTTGATAAGGATTCCATATTGGGAATTTGATAATATTGAAAATATATTAGAAGATAAGATAAAAAATAATAAACTTACTTATAGCGACAGGAGGTAATATCAATTAGTACTGTTGCAATTATTCAAACTCCTGAGAAAGCTTATATCGCTACTGACACAGCAATTTCAACAACTACCAATGGGCAAATGTATAGAGTTAGCGACTTTGGTGAAAAACTTTTCGAAGTTGATAATGCAATCATATTTTGCTCCGGTACTATGCCCATTGCTTATGAAGTAATTGAACACTACGAGGCTACTGGTAATTTTTCTATCAATCATCTCAAAGAAAGCGCAGAAACGATTTTCAATAAATATCAATCTGTATTTGATAATCCTTCATTAGAATTGATATATGTGAAGAAAATTTATACGAAAATAGTTAATGCTCAAATTTCTTCTTATAATAATTTTAAGATTATTTATCACAATGTTGATGAAGGTGTCGGTGTATTCACTGGCGGAATAAAAACTGAAGAATCATTGAATTATTTGGTTGATAAGATATCAACTGGCGAAGTTAATGTAAAAACATTGTTTTCAAATTTATTTAATTCTATAGCGTTTGAAGGTACTGGCGGATTTTTGAAATTATACGAAGTTAAAGATAAACCAAAATTAATACTTCATAAAAAAATTGAGGATTGTCATGTTGAACGCTTATTTGCCTCTTCTAAAGAATGTAATCTTATCATAGCCGAACAAGTGCTTGGTAAATTGATCCTTGGTGAACGTGTAACAATTGGCGATCCAGATGGAGTGTGGCTTACTGAAGGTCCTAAGACCACCATAACAGATCGTTGTGGACGTGAGGTAATGAAGTTAGGCCTGTACGATAAAAATCCTGATAAGTTTGGAATGATTGTGAATCGCTATGCTTCAGACGACTGTAGCTCTAAACAAGTCATTAATCAGTTTATTGTTAACGGTAATGATGGAATTAAAATAACACAATGGAACGGCAAAGATTTTAAAGACAAATTCTATGCCGATACTAATGGTCTGTTGATGGCTGAAGACATGACAACCAAAAGACTCAAAATCCTAAGTGATACAAACGAATTAATGTTGGATAGTTTCACAAAGTACATGGATATTGGGAAGTTTGATAATATCATCACGGACGGCAAATTAACTGCTATTGAGAAGCTACAAGTTAAAGGTGAACGTGAGCGGATAATCTCCGAGTATCAAAAATTATTGGCTCAAGCAGAGATTTATAAAAGTACTTCTAGAGATAACACAATACGCATAGATCCAACTTCATTCACAAATAGATATAACGAATTGATTGCTTATCTCAATCCATTGTTGTCCAATATGGATGAAACTACAGTTATTGATCGAAATGAATTCATACAAAAGTTTAAGCGTTATTATGATGAAGTAACCAATATTGTAAACGCAATAAATGATTCAATCAAGTATTCATCTTTGCAATTAGGAACCTTCTATAATGATATGGTGCTTGACGCAATCAATGGAATAACTGTTACAAGAAATGATAAAAGTTACAGGACAAAAGTAAATGCTACTGAAGGAATAAAAATACAAAAGAACATTGGCACTCAGTCCTCGCCTAATTGGAGTGATCGATTTTTCGTTGATACCAACGGTAACTTGAATTTAAAAGGATACTTCCAAGCTGGTGAAGGTGAGCGAGTATTTACCATTGACAGCAATGGACTTGCATTGGGGAGTTCGATATGGGCGAATGCTCCCTTCCGTGCAGATTATCACGGCAATGTCTACATGAATCGTTTAACTGCTGATACAGCGGAGATAAAGAATTCGTATTTTAGAGATGGTCATATTGTTGGGTCCGATCTAACAATTGGTGCTGGAAATCAAGTATTCAAAGTATTTCCAAACATCGGGATATGGGCTGGCAATCAGAACTTTAATGATGCACCATTCTCGGTTGACTTGCAGGGTAGAATGAAACTGAAAAATGGCAATAATGAAGTGTTTATTGACACTGTGAACAATAACATGTATCTCAATAAAATGAATCTTATTGGAGCAGGTGTAATTACAGGGCAGCAGTTAATAGTACATTCTGTGATTGCTGGTGAAGCAACAATTAATGATCTAACCGTCAACCATCTTAAAACGATGAAGAAGGAAGCAAATGTTGGCGAAATAGTCGATTATCAAGATATTAAGGACAATTTTCATAAGTTTATAACAGGAACGGTTGCTTCAAAATCTCATGCAAAAGCAGACAATGGCAAGCCACTTTATTGGGTAGATGCAAATAAAAAGTATCAAACATTTGATGTAACACCTTATCCAGTTGATGCCTATACTTTCTCAGATGTTCAGGAAAAATCAGTTAAGACGTTCTTGGGTTCTGGTGCTGACGCTAAGCCATTTGAAATTGATGGTGCAGGTGATGGAGGCGCTAAGGTTTCTATTGATGGAGTTGAGTATGAATCTGCTAGAGCCTATAAGCTCAAGTACAATGGCGGTGTTGTTTACAGGTATTTGAGTAGCAACTATGCAAAAGAGCGAAAGTTATCTCTTGCGGATGACGGAATTTATTTGAAGTCAGAAGAAGAGAAAATAAATATTGATTCTAAAAATTTGTATGCGAATTTATCAGGGGAATTGAAAATAACACATGATTCTGGTTACAAATTTGAAATTACGAATGATAGCATTGTATGTACTGATCCAAGTGGTAACTTCTTTAAATTGCAAAACGGTGTATTAAGTGCAAGTGCAAATGAATATAACTTTGCATGATAAGGAGGAGAGAGTATGGCTGGCGTAGCTACTGATGGTTCAAAGATTGTTGATTCTATTAAATCTGGTCATGTGACATATAAAATTGAGTCATATCAATGTGTCTCATGGGGTCCATTTGGTTGTACTGGTTATGGATGGGTCCCAACAGGTTCTGGAAGCACTAATGCAAAAATAACTGGTCAAGTAACTGTTCCATCATCCAAAATGAAATTGTCAGGAAAAAATGTGGCAAAGATTGGAGACTACACGACCGAATTATGGGTTGCCGATCCTCCCATTCCCTCAAGCTCAGGCAATACAAGATATATTGCAACATCACCAATTTCAGGAAGTGGTCAAGGAACAATTTCATCTGGTAGCGCAAAAGGGAAACTAGAAGGACAGGCAATTGCTTTAATTGGCTCACAAGTTACAACTTGTCTGGGAACAACTACTACAATTGCTGATGGTGATACAAAAATGAAGTTTGGAAGTTAATTTAAACTAAACTATATGGATAAATCTTCCGATATAGTATTATAAGTATATACATCAAAAGTACTATATCGGAGGTCATAAGCACATGAAGAAATTTGTAGCTGGAGTTTTAGTTGGAGCAGTTGTTGCTACTGCTGGATCGGCACTTGCTGCACAGAATGAAACCATTTCTGCAACATTCGCAGAGTTTAATATTCTTGTTAATGGAGAGAAAGCAAGTCTTAGTGATAAACCAGTAGTAATTGAAGGTAGTTCCTATTTGCCTGTAAGAGCGATTAGTAATACTTTGGGCTATCAAGTTCAATATAATGGTGAATCGAGAACGATTTCTTTGGCGAACGATGGAAAGAAATACTTGGAGACAGATGATTCGAATGCGCAGCCAGCAGGAAAAGTGGAGGACAATAAAGTAGTGGTAAACGGAAGTGCTGTTAAGGATTTAAAAGGGAAGTATTCGAAGGATGGAAAACTTGATGCAGAATTGATCAAGAAAGCAATTGATTCGAAAGAACTTTCTGTTAATGCTCAAGATGAGTCGAGTGGTGATAGTTTATTGATTCTTGCAATTAAGGAAAACAACTTTGCTGCATATCAAGTTCTGAAGGATAATAAAGTTGATCCTGAACTTGCAAATAAAGAGGGGAAACGTCCGATTCACATTGCTGCTATTCTCAAAAACAGATTCTATATTAGTGAGTTAACTTCCCATTACAAAGTCGATGCAAAAGCAACTGATTCTGAAGGTAAGAAGGCAATCGATTACATTGAGAAAAATTCAGAAGTTTATGATAGCTTGAAACCTTTCTCAAAATAAGAATCTACTATTAAATTAGCTCTTATGGTATAATAATCCAATCACAATAGAATCGGCTTTATGGGCGGTCGGCTAGCCTCTCGGAAGGGAGGTGATGCCTGTGGAGGTATACCAAGCAATAACCTTAATGTTCATGTTTGGAATGTTCATTTTGGCTCTGCTTAATTACCTTAAAAAGAAATAGACCGCCCTTTTGACTAGGGAAGCGGTCTATTCCTTTGCTGCCTTACCTATGTTTAAAGCCAACCGCCCTTAAAAGCGGCTATTGTGTGGGAGTCGTGTTGGTCGCACGGCTCTCTTTTCATTATATACTGCTTATTGGTATTTTATCACAATTAACTTTAAAATTGTACTCTAAAATTTACTACGACTTTCAAACGTAAATAAGGCATTTTTTCAAGTGCATTGACTTTCTCATCCTGAAAATGGTAAAGTAAATATGCTGACAGTGTAAAACTCTGTTGGCAATAAAACCTAAAGGAGAGATTGAATGAGTAAAGAAAATAATCAATTGGTGGTAAAAGAAGTAGATTTTCAAGGTGCTACATTGCTGGGAGTACAGACTGAGGACGGTAAGATTTGGGCAGGAGTTCGATGGATGTGTGAGGGAATTGGTTTTAGTGAAAAACAGAAGGATCGTCAAGTGAGCAACATTCAAAATGATCTTGTACTCAAAAAGGGATCAAAAAAGCTGTCCCTCAAATTTGGGGGACAGGTCAGAGAAGTACTCGTGCTAGAATTAGACTTTCTCCCCTTGTGGCTTGCAAAAATTTCAATCACTCCAGCAATGCAAGAAACTCACGCTAGTGTTGTTGAGCGACTTGTTGAATATCAGTTAAAAGCAAAAGATGTATTAGCAAGAGAATTTGTACATAGCCCTATTCAAGAATATCTCACGTGGGATGAAGATGAGCGAGCAATCGCATATTTTAATGAAAGAAAACAAAAAAAGATTCTTGAGCAACAAATTCAAATACAAGCACCAAAGATTTCATATTATGACTTAATTCTTCAATCGAGTAGTCTTATCGCTACCACAGATATTGCAAAAGACTACGGCCTAACTGCACAGAAATTAAATAAAATTTTGATGACAGCGAAAATACAATATAAACGTGGTAAAAAATGGTATTTGTATGATGACTATGCAAAACAAGGATTAGCCCAATCAACTACAGAGTTAATTGAAACAGAATCAGTATCTTTTGCTTCGCAGCATTTAAAATGGACACAGACAGGAAGAGTATTTATACATAACCTTTTAAAAGATCTGGGGATCAGTCCAATTGTTGATCAAGAATTTAAAGAAGCACGATAAAATGAATAATAAATAATATGATATTAAATCCTCTGATAACTTATCAGAGGATTATTTGATGTAATCATTCTAGGTCAGCATGTTCATCAGCTTCTTCGGCCAAAGCGATTTGTGATTGAGTATAAGGATGAGGAGTCGCATTGTTTCCAAATTTAGAATGAAAATGTTTATAAAAATCGTATGGGCCATACTTTCTAAAAAGTTTCATTTCTTCTTCAATAACGTACTCATCCATTAGTCTAACAGCAAAATTACTTGCGCTTCTCCCTTCTTTGTCGGCCAGATTTTGTATTTTCATTTTTAATTCTTTATCTATTATTAAGGTAAATCTATCATTTTTTTCAGATATAGTCATAACTTCTCTCCTTAAACTAAATCTAATTAGAATTATATATGGTTTATAAAAGAATCTCAACCCTTAAGTAGTATTTATAAACGTTTGACAAATGGTTTATAAACCTTTTATAATCTATTTATTGAGAATTAATTCCATACCATAATAGGAGAGTGAGTCAATATGGCAAAGAGCGTTAAGCGTATTTTTTTTCAAAGTTATAATAACAAATGGCAGCTTTCAACATTCCAGAGCAACCATTTAGCATCATTGAATGATCTTAATGAATGGGCTTGTGTGGGTGGATTATTCAAAGACTTGATTGTTCAAGTTACTGATGGATTCTTTGAGTGGCATAACAATACATACATCGACACTTTTGGTCAAATGCAGTATGCAGGTGAGTATGAGGAAGTATTGGACTTAAAGAGTTTGCTTTTGGATATTCTTGAGGATATGGAATTTGAGGATTCATATGAATATGAGACTGTTATTGGATGGACTAACTGGAGATGTAGAAAGTTCCTTGGGTGGTCAAGTTTAGACTTTGGCAAGTTATTAAGTGAGATTAGGGAATTTGATTCAATAAACAATAGAGTCACTAAACCTACAATATCCGCATGAAACTAATTCTTCTCTCCCACATTCCAAACAAACGTTCCGTAGGAATATGTTCCCATTTGTCGTATAATGGAACAAAATGGGAGGGGTAACTTTGGAGAAGAACACTCAAAAAAGCAAAGAGCAACTTCAAGAAGAAGCACGAATCCAATTTTATGGTGCTGTAAGAAACAAGAATTCATACCCATTAACCGATAATTCCATTGCACAAGCAATTAAGATAATTGCTATCTCAGAAATAGTTCTGGGTATTATTTTGGGGATTATCTTCGCAAATCAAGAAGATGCAACATCACTTCGGCACGAAACATCATTCCGATGGAGTATAGCAATCATATGGTGGATCGCTACATTTATCTTTGGCTTCTTAATCCTTGGATTTTCCGAAATAATTAGGCTTCTGCATGAAATTAATGAGAAGAACAATCTAATAAAAAAATAAGGAATTAGCCACTCAAATAAAGGGTGGCTTTTTATTTTGCAATAAAATATCACTTTCATCGGGATAAAAAGGAGTCATACTATGAAAGTAAAAATTCAAAACGTTGAAATTGAAGGTACTCCAGAAGAAGTTCGCACTTTTCTTAATTTGCTACAAAATAAAAAAGCCATTTCAAAAGCTCCAAATGTGTCGTGGTATACAACTACATGTGAAACCCTAAATTGGGATACTGGAACAATCACTAATTAAACGAAAATTGATACGGAGGTGACAAAACTGATATCACATTTATACGACCAATATAATGATCCATTGCTTATCACATGGCGCAAGGGAACGCCAGACGACGCATTCAAGGAAAGAATGGACTCGTTACCTGTCATCAATAATCAGATAACATTGCTTGAAATTCCATCTCAATTTCACAAAGTTAAAATTGCTGGCTTCACAGAAATCGATCAAGAAGTTTTCGACAGACGAAATACTGAGCTTCAACCAAATGAGATCCTAGTCAATTATTCAAATGGGAATATTCAATTCCATCCTTCTCATGAGGCGAAAACTTTTCTTTGTACATACTTTGGCCGTGGTCTCATTCTATATCCAGCAACCAGAATATACGCTCTTATTCAACGAAATCCAGATGTGACAAAGACTCTACAGGAAATTATTGAAGAGATACACAAGCGAATGGAAGAGTATTCTTCTCTTCTTACAGAGGTACGCGAAGCAATTTCAAAAGCAAGAAATGCAACTGATAATGCGAATCGTGCGGCAGATAATGCCGTTTTAGCAAAAGAAGGAGCAATTGATGCTACGAACAAAGCCCTTGAAGCTGCCGCAAGTACAATCATGATCTATAAAGAACCTGTGCCTAAATTTGATGATCTAAAGAAAATCCACCCAAACCCAGAGAATGGATGGAGGGTAATGATTGAAAGTACAGGTGACATTTATCGATATGATGGCATCAAGGACAATGCTTGGAAACTGATTGATAATTACAGTGGAACATCGTTACCTTATGCTTCAGAGATTTCTAATGGATTACTCAAGAAAGAAGACTTCTCAAATTTCATTCATCGACATGTTATTTTCTCTATTCCTCATATTCCAAATATGGGAGTGCAGAATTATACTCAGCAATTCCCATTTGATGGACAAATTGATAAAGTGGCTGCTATTTGTACAAAGTCAGGTATGATTTCTCCAACTGAAATTCAAGTTGAGAAAATCGATGAGTCTAAATATGACCCGAATGGTCAATGGGAGAGTATCTTTTATCAAAATATTATTTTTCAACCAAACGAATATAAAGGTTCGACACCAACTGTAAAAGCATCACAGATAAACAAAGGTGATTACTTAAGGATCAACCTTGTCCAACTAGACAACAACATTAAAGGTCTAACTATTCAGTTGGATATAAAAACAAAATATTAATAAATGGCACTCAGTTTTGAGTGTTCTTTTTTTGAGGGAGGAATCGAAGATAATTATTAGCAAGACGACAATAGTCAAGTGGGGATCACGTGAAAAGCAATACTACGTAAATTTAGGATATAAATTCACAAAGACAGGCGATCTTTTTGAGGTAAAAATCGATCATCTTAAATTTAATAGCCATGCGAAAATTTTAGTTAAATGTGATTACTGCGGAGAACTTTTGAGAAAAACCTATTCTAAGGTTACCTTTGGAAGGGAAGTTGTCCCAAAAGATGCTTGCAAGTTTTGTAGATTTATTAAAGCAAAAGAAATAAATTATATTAAATATGGAGTTGACAATACAAGCAAATTAAAAGAGAACAGAATCAAAATTTCCAGTTCACTGAAAACACCGTTTGAAACTGTTGTAAAATTGTTTAACGAGAAAAATCTAACAGTGTCTTGTGATGAGTTTTATTGGAAGACACATGATAAGTTGAAGTATTTTTGTAACATTCATCCAAATGAGGGCATTCAAGAAATTACATTGCGTGGTATAAAAGAGAATACTGGGTGTAGAGCTTGTTGGTTAGATCGAATTTCTGGTAAAAACAGTGTCCATTGGCGAGGAGGTATTAGTGAGCTAATACTTTACATTAGAAGTAGAACTTTAAATGAATGGAAAAAGAAGAGTTTAGATGTTTATTCATTTAAGTGTGCTATTACTAATGAATATGGAAATCTTGAAGTTCATCATCTCTATCCCTTTCACAAAATATTTCGCGAGTCACATGAAGAATTAAAAATTCCAATAAAATTAAAGTTAAATGATTACACTGACAAAGAGGTACAAGATATTAAACAATTAATATTACAAAAACATAATGCTCTACTAGGGGTACCTCTAAAAAAAGAGATTCATTCTTTATTCCATCAAGTGTATGGATATGATGTCACTCCAGAGCAATTTTATTTGTTTAAACAAAATTATGAAAATAATCTTTATGATTATTTGGTAGTGAATAATAAATATATTTGATTATCCATTTTGCTCAGGTC